GGTTAAGAGTTGTACCGCCACCTGGACCTGCAATACTACCAAATTTTTCACGGGCTTCGCCAATTATCCCTTTAAGGACTGCTAATGTAAAGTCACCAATCCAAACACCAGCACCAGGATCCTGTATAAGTTCTTCTACAGGACGCTGCACATCGGCCCATATTAATATTCTTTCGCCGGTTCCTTTAAAATCTCTAACCACTTTTAAGACTTTGGTAACTGGATTAAAAGTATATGTTACATAACCACCGAACATTCTAGCAGCTAATTCAACATATCCTGCATAGAAATCATATGTTGCCATACCACCGGTGTAGTTATAATTCAACAAATATGTATTTAAAATAGCACTACTAAATGGATCGAATGATGTTGAGCTTGGGCCTGTTTCTAAACCTACAGTTCTACGGAATAGACTTCGTACATTAATAAATTCTTGCGGTAAAGTATATGTGTCAACATTTTTAATTACCGTCATTAATGTATATGATTCGACAGTTGCATTTTGTGCTCTTTGTCTATAAATTTTGATAGCATAATTAAAAGCTGCCTCATAATGCTGAGGATCTAATTCCAAATCAATAATATCGCCGCCCAAACGCAGTCTTAAGTTATTGAAAAGTGCCTCTTTTAATTCATCTAATGTTAAATTTGTAGGTGTTGTTAATACGCTTGCAACCATTTTTAGTCCCCGTTATAATGTATTTATCGGGTGTCTATAGGTCGCCTGCTTTACGGTTTTCACTTTGGTAAATGTCAAACTTTCCACCAGGATATCTAGTTTCCAGTTTGCGAACATTTTCAGCAATAACATCATTTGGGTCAAGATTCAATGCCCTGCAAGCATTGATCCAATACCACATGATATCACCTAGTTCACGCTTCATATGAAACACATTTTCTTCATTTAGTGGTTTGCCTTGAAAGAAAATCTTTTTAGGAATCTCGCAAAACTCACCACTTTCTGCGGCAAGTCCTAAACATGCTGTTAGCAATAGTGGGACATTAATATCCGGGCCATGTTGATTGTTTGTAAAGTCATAATTGCCATCTAGTAAATCGCAACGATTCATAAATGTAGTTAAATCATTACTAGGTTCACTTGTTACAGCTTTTACAAACTCTTGGTATCTGTTTAAATCAACTCCACTCATATTTTTATCCTTATTTAAAATTTAAATGTAAATTATTTTTTGTAATGTAATCATACAAATGTTCTGCATATAACTTGTGCGGAACCTCATCATGGTGATAATATTGTGCTTTTGCGTTCTTATAACCCATATTAGCATACTTATAATAGAACGGCTCAGCATTGTTATCAAAGTCTAAGAATCGTTTTCTATCAATCTGTTCTTTATACCAATCTAATGTGACATGGTGTTGTGTAAACATATACAAAGTATTTACAAACAGGTATTTAATTTTGTTCATTTTTAAAAAATACTGAAGTTGCGTTACATAGGTCGCACTCAATATTTCAAGGAATAATTCATTATCTACCATAAATCTATGGTAACCCTCTATGAAATCTTGCTCTTTACTGCCGTTACCTTTGTAACCTAAGTTTATACGGATATAATCGTCATGTGTAGGACTATACCAATCGACATGTTTATCCCATTCATTTTTATACCATGTTTTTTGATAAAAGGGCACCTCCATTCGTATGCCATCGGCCCATCCTACTAAAACAAATACTTCATCATAGGGATCATATTCGTGATTGAACCAGTCAAGGACACTTCGAACAATTCCGCCATTCGCTGATCCTGCAATTGCTATATTGATAGGTTCATATCCCAACTTATTTGCTAGTAAATTACCAAAACTATTTTTACGATTGTATTCACTATCACAAGATCCATCAATTTCAGAGCCTGCAGGATCACTTCCGCCTGCTATTAACATTATTTTTTTACTCATATATACCTCTAAGTTTTGCTAAAACTCTTTCATATACTATATCATTGCCTTGAGGATTATAATGATTCATTGATCCTCGATATTTTTCAAAAATTTTTTTAAAGTTAATAAAATTTTTAAACTTGTATAAATTGTCCCACTCGATGTGTGAAATATGCAAAGTGTTGCTTCCGCAAAGACTATCTATCTTTTCAAGTAATAGATTATGCATAAACTCTGCATATTCTAAATCAAAATATTTGTCAAAGTAATCTGCAACGGGTTGCAAATTTGAATGTTCAGGTAAGTGTTCGATGATATCACTATATAACAAACAACTATTTTTGTGTAACCTGTCTTTTGAATGAACAGGATGTTCTTTAACAAAAAGGCGGTAAGGGCTAGTATGAGATACTAGCACTAAATCAAATTTATTTAAATCGACTGACTGTAACTGTTTTAGGATTTTATATTCACTACAACCTGCTTGAGCTAGGTTTGTAACCTTATAATTTTGCTCAAGCAGATTTACCCAACCATATCCTTTATGTTTTACAGTCCAATCAGCGGCAAAACTATCACCGCAGATTAGAAGTTTATCCATTAAAACGCTTTCAAAATAATCATAGCATCGTTGAACCTACCATTAGGGCTTGTAGAAACTGCCTTGATTTCCTTGAAGTATTTACGAGCGGCGGGCTTACTACCCATTATTTCTTTCAACTGCTCACCGGGCTTGCGTAGAGTTTTTACTTCACTGGTTTTATTATCAAAGCCGATAATTGTATTACCCTTGACACTAAATGACTTGCTATATTCATCAGCTATATAGTGATGCAATTTACGCTTTGCTGTATCATAAACCCAAGCCTCACTAGCACCATGCAGTTTTACAGGATGCAAACTTGTAAGATCCAACTTCATTGCAGGATCTTTAAATTCTTTGAGATACTTTAGTTTGCTTACAATCTTTTCAACAGGAACTGCCTTACGGGCTCGGGGAGCTTTATTGGCCTTCTTAATAGAAATATAGCTATTAAAATCAGATAGAAACTGGTCGATAAGTTTCAAAACGTTTTTGATTTGTGTTTTTGTCAAATGCCCATACGCCTGAACTAACTGGCTATCCTTACCTTCAAGCACTTCCAAATACTCATCACGGCGCTTTTGCCAAATAGTATTCAAAATGTAAATGTGTTGCGGCAACACATTCTTTTTTGCTAGTTCATCAATAGGCTTATAATTAAATGTGGATTTTGCACCTGCAAGAATATAATCATCGAACATACCCTCAATTTCACCTGCGGCTTCTCGGGTCCGTTCTTTCATAATCTCTTGCACATTTGCTTTATGTGCAACTTCTTTTTCTGTTTTATCTGTTTTCTTTCCACCAGTTTGGGAAATCTTGTTTGTTTCTGGCTTTTGTACTGTTAGTACAAGGCGATTAATTTCGTCCTTCAATCGTTGACTTTCAATTTCGGACAGTTTTAATCCGCGCAAAGTCATCCTTGCTACCCAGCACATACTAGGATTTAGTTGACTTTCTTCAACTTTGCGAATTACTTTTGCCAAACCTTGATTGCCAGTCAAATCAAGATACTGTACCAGCATTTCTTTCGCATCTTTGCGACCGTAAAAACGGCTGTACCAACTTAGTCCTTGTCCAAGTTGTGCAGTTCGATTTGGCATCTCATCCGCAAAAAACGGTTCGCTACCATAATATTTTGTATCGGGATCTTTAGGATCCAATGCCTTGACTACAGAAGGGTCAGCAGGCTTTTTAACAGATTTGCGTACCATACTTGCTCCAACAAATGTACATGATTACTCATTATATATGTTTTCCGATTTATTGTCAAGCCTTGTCCGATAAATACAATATGCCAAAGTTAAGCCTATACCGCGAAAATAAACAAAACGACTACAGATTTTTGGACAGAAATATTTCTGAACAATTAACTGTGGGCGGTACCGATTTGTACATACATAAGTATTTGGGTCCAACTGACCAAGGTCCTAGTATTGACTATACACAACCTCAATATAACAAACTTGATCCTACAAATATACAGGATTTATTGTTTTTGGAGAATAGAGATAGGACATATGACCCAAATATTTATAGATTACGCGGACATTACAATGTTCAAAACTTAGATTTCGATTTAAGTCAATTTGGTTTATTCTTAAATAATGATATTATTTTTATCACAGTTCACTATAATGATATGATAGAAATAGTTGGTCGTAAACTAATGGTAGGTGATGTTATTGAGTTGCCACACTTGCTAGATTATAATCCATTAAAAGAAACAATACCTGTTGCGCTTAAGCGTTTCATGCAAATAACTGATGCGAACTATGCTAGTGAGGGCTTCAGTCAAACTTGGTTCCCGCATTTGTGGCGAATAAAATGCGAACCTTTAGTTGATAGTCAAGAATTTAGTCAAATATTACAACAGCCTATTAATCAAGACACATATCTTGGTTTATGGGATAGTACAAAAACATACCCCGCTGGTTATGTAATAACTTACGGTGACAAAAATTACAAAGCAAAAATTGATGTGCCTGTAGGTATCGCACCACCAAATGAAACTTATTGGGAACTTGATACAGCAGATAATTTAAGAGATATTTTAGGTACTTATAACAAAAACATTGCAGTTAATGATGCTGTAATTAACGAAGCTAAACGAATTGTACCTAAATCAGGTTACGATACCAGTGAGTTATATGTTGTTCCTACATATGGTGTATGGGAAGAAAATGGTGTATTATCAAAGAAAATTAATCAGCCTGCACCACCTATAGACATAGTAGTATCAAGTAGCGGCATTCCTGGCTCTGTAACAATGATACGCAATCCTAAATATAAGAAAGCAAGTCCTGCAATAAAAATTTCTAAAGCAGCAATGCAAAGTATTTGGGATATGACAGTTGATTCAGATCCTTCAGATATTTTAGACAAATTTGTGCAAGCAAGTTTACAAGTGATTGAAAAAGCTCCTGAAAGATTATCAACCGGTTCAGGTCAAGTAAGTGGCACTAATATTCTTACATTACAAAGTTTAGGCCAAATTACAGGACCATATGGAACTGCTGACAATACATATGCAACAGCGGATCAGGATCCCACTCAGCCAGGCTTTAGTGGCACTATCAGTCAACAAATGGACTTCCGTGCAGATTGCGATCCTAGATTCCAATATATATCTAGATACACCCCAAGAAGTTTTAGTTATACAAATGGCTATTTAACAGGTGATGGCACTGCACCAAATGGACTACCAACTGGCACAGGAATAGCTTTCCCCAATAATCCTCAAGTTGGCGATTATTTCCTTCGTATAGATTATCTACCAAATGTTTTATTCCGTTGGGACGGTACTATATGGGTCAGAATGTCAACAAATGTAAGAACGGAAACGGGCTTTACAGAACAAGATAAATCATTATTATCAGGCTTTATAAATGATACAGGTGTGATATACAGTAACGCAGAGCAACAACTTATTCCTGAAGCACAACCATTGTCAACTATATTAACAATAGCACCTGATCCACTACCACCAGTTGAATAATTATGGCACAATTTTTTTATGACGCACAAATACGCAGATTCTTATTACAATTTGCAAAAATCTTTAGTAATTGGTATGTTACCAAAGGCAAGGATCCTGCAGGAAATGAGATTTTAATGCGTGTACCGATCATGTACGGTGATCAAAGCAGGCAAGCAAGTACGGTTATAGCAAATAATAGTGCAAGTAATTTACCAAGTGCTCCATTAATAACATATTACATAAGTGGCTTGGAATATGACCAATCAAGGACACAAGACCCGACTTTTGTTGATAAACTGAATGTTAGACAACGAACATATGATGCCTCTAGTCAATCATATGAAACTACGCAGGGACAAGCATTTACTGTAGAAAGACTCATGCCTGTTCCATATACACTTAGAGTAACAGTCGATTTTTGGACAACAAATTACAATCAAAAATTAGAACTTATAGAACAGTTGGGTACACTTTTCAATCCTGCACTTGAAATACAAAGTACAGACAATTTTATTGATTGGACTTCTTTATCTGTTGTATACCAAGACGGTTTAACCTTTAGTTCACGCAGCATACCTCAAGGAACAGGAAACCCGATTGATATTTTAACATGGAAGTTTAAGATGCCCATTTGGTTGAGTACTGCAAGTAAACTTAAAAAGTACGGGGTCATACATAAAATTATTGCTAGCATTTTTAGAGGGGACTCACTGGATGCAACTGCAAATGAGGATTTGTTACTTGGCACAAGACAAAAAATTACACCATATGGTTATAAGGTTTTGTTATTGAATAACACCTTGCAGTTACTTCCCGCTGATGAGGCGTTCGATCCTAGCAATGTAAACTTATCGTTACCCAATCCGCCTGATACATCATTGTATTGGACATCGTTACTACAAGTATACGGTGCGTATAAGCCTGGAATATCTCAAATATGGTTGCAAAATCCATATATGGAAACAGAAATTGTTGGTACAATTGTAGTAGATCCACTTGATGATAGATTGTTAATTTATAATATAGATACTGACACACTTCCTGAAAACACTCTGGATCCTGTTGACGCTGTTATTAACCCACTGACATCAGGCCCGGGTGCGGGATTACCTGCGCCGATACCAGGAAGAAGATATCTCATTGTTGAAAATATGGGAGGAAGTGCTCCCACTATCGCCTGGGGTAATGTACAAGCAGAAGCAAATGATATTATTGAATATAACGGGACAGCATGGGTTGTTGCATTTAACGCATCTGCAACTACTTCATTGCAGTATGTAACAAATCTTAATACAAATGTTCAATATAGATATGTACCTGCTGAAGGCGTATGGATGAAATCTTACGAAGGATGGTATGATCAAGGAGATTATTCTATTGTGATTTAATTTTGATAAATCATAATATGAGTATCGCAGCAGGTATATTCTTTTTTTGTAATAAAACAAACAGATATCTTTATCTATTAAGGTCTGAAAAGAATCCTACATGGAGTATACCAGGCGGGAAAATTGAAAAAGATGAAACATTGCTTGAAGGTTTAGAGCGAGAATGTTTAGAAGAAATACAAGTTTGGAATGTCGAATGGAAATTAATTCCTATTCAAAAATTTGTGAACGGTAATTTTGTATATCATACATTTTTTTGTTCACTAAGTGAAGAATTTGTACCAAAATTAAATAACGAACATTGCGGTTACGCATGGGTAGGAGAACAACATTATCCGAAACCCCTACATCCAGGGCTCTTTAATACTGTTAATTTTGATTTAGTTCAAGATAAATTAAAAGCACTAACTGAAAAGGGGACCTGAGTCCCCTTTTGTTTTATTTTAACAATTTTGCAATTGTATCAAAACCTAATGCACCGATAACAACTCCGGCTCCCATCATCATCCACCTCCACTTTTCTAAAGCTGAAACCTTTTTCCCAAGTTCAAGATGAGCATTGTTGTCGCTATCTCGCATTTCTTTGAGAAACTTCTTCATATCCTCATTTTCATTGGTCATGTGATGACGCAATTCTTTGAGTTCATCTTTAATTTCCTCAACTTTATCGTCAAGATTTTTATATTGAACCTGTAAAATTGCGACTTCAGTTTCAGTCTGCTTAGGGGATGACATTCTTGCCACGGGCATATTATGCTGAGCCTATTGTTACGATTGGGTAAGGTTGTCCACCATATGTATTTGCTGCATAAGCAGTATTGAAAGTTGAGAACGCAGGATTTGCGTTGGCAAGAACAATATTACCTGTTGCAACAGGACCAGATGTTGCTGTAAACAACTCAGCAGTATGATCACTCAATGACTGAACTTTAACTGTAGATGCATTAGCATAGGTTCCAGTGATAGTCATTGTGTTTGGTGTCAATGCAGTATTTGCAAGATTTGCTGTAAAACATTGTGCAACTAAGTTAGATGTTGCACCTTTGACAAGATATTTTTGTTTGCCTTTTTGACGAACAATGAATCCTGCCTCATCGTTTGCATAAATCCAACTTGCCATAGGCCATGAATTAAATGTTGAATTTGCTGATGCGGATGCAGCCAATGTTAATACATCCTGTGTAGCGTCTACTGTTACTGTATCGTTAGTTACAGGAACTGCTGCGCCACCAAGTGTTGAACTAACTTGGAAGTGAGTTGTATTAGCACCAGTTAATACGAAGTATGTTGTACCTGTTGTTAAACCACCAATATTACCGTCAAACACAATTGGTTGATCTACTGCAAAGTTTGTAGCATCACCTGATGTAACGACAAATGAGCCTGTTGCTTCTGTATCTGTAATAGTTTCAGTGGTATAACCACCAATTGAGCTTACAAAACCAATGTTGACAGGAGCTCCTGTTTGTTGACTTACAATTTGTATAGCAGAGCCTGCAACAACTGTATTGGCAAAATCTGTGCCAGCACCATATATATCAGCACTACCTGTATCAGTATATATTGTACCTGTACCATTTTGTCCGATTGCAACAGAGCAAAGGACCTGCTTTCCGTATATTGCTGTGTTACCACCAACAACGCTGTAAGTTGCAGTATTAGTTGCTGGATAACCAGTACCACTTAGTGGATTGTTAAAATATGCATCTACCACATTAACTGAGGCCAAGTTAGTAACAGGACCTGCTGTACCTGGATCAAATACTGTATAAGTAGGGTTAGCTGACAACTGGGTTGCAGAAACTTGGAAAGTACTGTTGTTTCCTGCGTTAACAACTTTTAGAATCCAATATTGTGTTCCAGCTACTAAGTTACCAGTTGTTGTATGAGGAATAAAACTCATACCTGCAATGATACCTAATGTTGTAAAATTATTACTTGTTGTCACTAAATCTGTTGTACCGCTTACAGCAGTAATCGTAATAACAGCTTGTGACTTTGCGATTTTTAAAGGGCGTCCCATTTGTTTTTTCTCCTTATAATGTGTGGGTTCTAGCCACTACGCGGCGGGGACCGCATAAATCAGTACAACAACGCACTGAACAAAGTATTTATCAATTTTTTGGATTTTAACACCCCAGTTAAATACTGTCATGGCAATTTTAAATCAATATAACTACTACTATATTAACTCATTTAATAATAGAGAAGGCAAATGTGAGAAACCTGAGGTGCGAGTTCACGGCGGTTGGCCGGGTACTGGTATAAGGAAATGGGACGATAAGGATTACTATTATGTTGAGTTCATAAATGGTGATGCGTTTTATCACCATCCCATTGAAAAATTAGTAGATTATGAAACATATCAAAAAATTCTAAATGGTTCCATAACTCTTTGTATATCCCATATACATGAAGCATATCATTATGTTATAGAGGACATCTACAAAGATGTGGTGATTGCTTCTAAAATACCACCATCTAATATTTTATACCTTTCAAACTCGTTTGATATAGGAAATGAAATTGATGCCATTAGTAAAAAATATAACTTACCCAAAATAAGATCAGAATTTATAAGTTTATTTGAGTATGTTGGAAAATATGAAATCGAAAATCGCAACGATTGTTTCACAACTGATACACTTAATCGTTTAGACTACACAAAAAAATTTTTATCATTTAATGGTTTGTGGAGACCACATCGTTTAGAATTAGTAAGTTTTTTAGAAGCATTTAATATAAGAGAACAAGGTTATGTTAGTTTAAATGCTGTACCTTGTGAAATCCCGTCAATGGATGACATGTTTCCTAGGATTTTACAATGGAATAAAGATAATACTTGCGCCTATAATTTGTTGATGCAAAATGAGAAAAAAGTAAAACAACTAAACAGACTGTATATTGATACCGATCCAAATCAAAATTGGAACGGAGCTCCTTATTATAGCGCAGATAAAAAGTTGTATGAAAATACCTACTTCTCTATCGTTACAGAAACCTTATGTAATCCAGATGAATCTGGAGCAGGGATAACCTTAGGTAGAGCACTAAGCGAAAAAACTTTTAAACCAATTATGAATTGTCATCCATTTATGATTGTAGGAGTAAAAGGAATATTAAAAACACTTAAACAACTAGGATACAAAACTTTTAGCCCATATATTGATGAATCTTACGATGATGAATCAGATGGTCATAAAAGAATTTACAAAATTGCAAAAGAAGCAAAAAGACTTGTAAACTTAAATAGTTTTGAACTTAATGAATTTGCTAGTTTTTGTAGGGACATCACTGAATATAATTTGCAGCATTTAAAAAGTAGAAATAAATTTAATTTTCAAATGACTTGATTATAATATTTTTTTCGTTCTCTGATAGGATCGTTTAATTTTTCGGCAATTTTATTTTTTATTGCATAACGGTCAATATTAATATCTCTTATTTTAATTGCTCGTCTTCCAATTTCATCCATAGGGTATTTTAGTTCAACTACGCATTTTTTAAAATCATCTTCCATATCCCATATTTGAGTGTGAATTTGAATTAGTTCTTCTAAATCATGTTCAATTTTAGCCATACCGAATTTTTGCATTTGTTCTGTGTAAAATTCTACTTCTTCGCTATTGTTGCCTAGTTTAGAAAATTTTACTTTTGCTATGCAATATCTATCTACTAGTTCTATTAGTGCCAATTGAAACATGAATACCCTCCAATTTTATTTAGTAACCATTTTGCCCAATAAATATTTTACAGGTAAAAATTATGAAAAAAATCTATGAATACGATGGTAGGGCATGTGAGCCATGTGATGATAACAGATTATATTACATTAATGAACCGCATGATGTCGGTACTATGGAGCGTGAATGGCTTAATAATCTTAAAAAAGAAATAGCAGAAACAAGTCAATATGAACACAATGTAGTTTGTAATCTTACATGGTTTAGAGCTAACTGGGAGGAAACTGAGCCATTAAGAAAATTAGTACACAGTCTAGGACCAACTGAACATGTAAAAATATGGTATGTCGGCACTGTTGATGGGAACCATTGGATCAAGCAGAAGCATATGGATTTTTATCATTACTTTGTCCGTTGCGGGTACGCACATTCCTTTGTAGGTTATGCAGGCGAGCACTGGTATTCATGGTATCCTGAATGGTTTATTAATAATAACTTAAGAGCAAATGTAGAAGATTTTATATTAAATACAAACCCAAAGTATCTTTATCTGTGCTACAATAGAAAACCTAGAATACATAGAACTTGGCTTATAGAAAGTTTGATAAAGGAAAAATTGCTTGATAAAGGCTGGGTTACTTTCGAAAAGGGCCATTATCCTGAAATAGATGGCAGAAGCGCAGAAACAGATCAGGATAAACATACGACTGATAAAAGATTTTCTCGCCCTGAAGATATATTAAGTGTTGGGGATTTAGAAATATGGCAAAATAGTTTTGTGATTGTTACAAGTGAAACAGACCATGATGATCCCTATCAACTATCTGAAAAAACCTGGAAACCTATTTTTGGATTAAGACCTTTTTTAATCAATGGTCGTAGAGAAGTATATGATGTATTAGAAAGATTAGGTTTTTATACACCTAAAGATTTTTTCAAAAATAATAAATTAGATTGCCATTATACAAGTGTAGTAGATCAGCTTAAACAACTATACAAACTTCCAGCAGAAGAATATTATAAAACTTGGGAAGATATGTACGAAATGTTGTTATATAATAGAAAAAGAATGTTTGAAATGGCCAATTGTGATCCTACAAAAATACTAAATTGGCCACAAGCTAAAGCTAAACCTTAAGTTAAAGGTCCGTCATTTGCCGGAGTAGCAAGTACTCCTGTTGTACCTGTATTTGGATGTGGCATACCTAGTTCTGTTATACTAAAGGGTGCTGAAGTTGCCACTACACCAGTCACTTCCATAAATGATACAATGTTTCCCTGACCAACAACTATACTATTTTCCACTGAGTTTGCAGGAATAATTGTGCTATTAGCATCTACTGTACTATATGGAACACCGTATGGATTATATCTTGCTGTTCCGCCACTTATTGCTACAGCAGCATTTGCAACCAAAGTTAAACTTGTATTATTTGCAATTGCATCCACTATCCCAACTGTGTTACCACTAGTATTACCTATCCAAGCTCCAACATTTAATTGTGTTAGGAATTGTGTACTCGAACCAGTAACTGTTTTACTGTTTGTTGCACAGGTTACTGTACCAGACAAAGCTACGTTAGGGAAGCTAGTTGTGTAATGAATAGGACTGTCCGTAGTTGCTATTCTTACTTTGTCAGTGGCAATGTTTGCTGAACTTGCTGCTGATCCTGTTGCTGTATATACATAAGATGCCATTTTTATTCCTTATAATCTGCCTATTGCAATTTCAATAACGCCCTCAACGCCATCAAAATTTTCTAATGCTTTACCAATTACACTGCCCATTAATGGTGATTTGCTTGGTCTAGCAAACCCACCTCCACCACTTATCATCATGTCGCCTTTGCGTATTTGACCTCTGACTTTAACTGGTACACGACCCTGAAGTGCTATTGGCACTGCCAATCCATTGCATTTGGCATGCATTGCAAATGCAGGATCAGTAGACACAACGCCTGCAACTCTTGTGGTGCCATCACTAGCTATTGTCACTTCTTTTTCGCCACCAAATTCTAATACTGTCCCTGCATCATATAATCCGTCTGCTTCGTAATATTCTGCTAAGTCAGCATAGGTAGCATTAAATCTTGAACCTGATGTTAATGTCCAATTGCCTGTAATATTGCCGGGTGTAGTGTTTGCACCTGTTGAAATAGCACCGAGAATAGCAGTGCCAGTAGATGATAATGACAAATTACCTGCAATTACATTGCCTACCTTATCGACATAGAATTTGCTTACTCCAGCTACTTGTAAATCAATTAACCTACTTGCACCATCGCTTGCAGTATCTGTTATATTTTGTTTAATTGCAGTAAACACTACACTAGAATTATTCCAAACTTGGTCAAATATAAATGGAGCACTTACTGTTGTTAATGATCCTGTATTAGCCTGTAATGATAAAAGTGTTCCTACTGATGTAATATTCGACTGAGCAGCATTTGTTACAGTATTTGCAGTTGACGCATGTGTAGCATTTGCTACAGTACCTGTCACATTGGCACCTACTAAACCAGTAAGACCTGTTGCTGCTCCATAAAAAGCCGCGGCAAAGACATTACCTACTACGCCAACTCCACCTGCAACTTCTAATGCACCAGTTGTAGTTGATGTAGATGCGGTTGTGAAACGCACATTCATTTGCGTATCATCAATTATAACTCTATCTGTTAATGTTTGTACTGTTGCGCCTGAACTACCGGGAGTTGATGTTTGAAATGTTATTTTTCCTACAGCCTGACTGCCTGTAGAAGGACCTGCTTTAATTAAAACATCCCCACCGGTTCTATTTGTGCTAGTGGCATTTCCTGCTGAGATCGTTATATCACCGCCATCACCGTCAAATACGCCTCCGGTAATAACTATATTTCCACCTAAACCGCCGGTAGCGTTTGATGAAGAACCTGAATAGATTCCAACAGTACCGCCTTGACCTTGTCCTGATGCATTGCCTGCTGTTAATGTAGCAATGCCACCTGCTGCATTTCCTGAAGTATTTGCGTTACCTCCCGCAAGTGTTATTGCGCCGCCTGCACCTGTGCCATTTCCCTGAGCCGCAGCAATATTAATTAATCCGCCAGCGCCATTAACATTGGTATTGCCTGCGCCTGTGATATTTAACGCATCGCCGGCTGTGCCAAATGTTGCTATGTCGTTAGCGGTTAGTGTGCCAAAAACAGTTAAACTTGTTAGTGTTCCTAAACTAGTTATATTCGGCTGCGCCGCTGTAGTAAGTGTACCACCTAGTAAAGTAGCATTTAATGCGCCAGTGGCTGCATTAAAAGTTAAGGCTGTATTTGAACCCTCAGCTACATTGCCTGTTGCTGCATTAGCTAGTATTGGATAGTAAGTTCCTGTCGAAACATCTGCAACATTCACATGGTCTGCAACATTCGCATATGCTACATTTAAGTTGTTCACTCTGGTTGTACTAGTTACTGCTAACGGTGCAGTGCCTGTTGATACATTTGATATTAAACGACTTGCTGTAACATTACCTGCTGTATCAATATTAGCACCTACTATATTGCCTACTGCTGTAATTGTTGAATTAGCATAAAGTATGGTAGCTGATAAATTACCTGTTGCAGCATTAAAGCCTAAATTTGCGTTAGCTGCCAGTGCTCTATTTGCTGTCGCACTACCATTTACAAACACAGGAAAGAATGTGCCTGTGGTTTGTGCAGTAACAACTTCAAAATCACTGACATTAGCATAAGCTACATTTAAATTATTAACTCTTGTGGTACTTGAAACTGTTAACGGTGCTGTTCCTGTTGCAACATTACTTGTTAATGTACTAGCAATGACGCTGGATGTGGCATTTAAATTGCCAACATTTGCGTTGCCATTAACATTTAAAACATTAGTTAAATAATTCCAAGTAAAATCGGCATCGCCGTCTAATATATTATTGTTATTAAATTGTATTGTTGTGTTTGCACCACCAGCTGTAGCTGATCCACTACCACTGACGGAAGAAATAACTCTGCCGCCTGTTTCAAAAATAGTGAACGAACCTGAAGCAGTAGTTAGTGCTACATTCGCACCACCAGCAGTTAATGAGACTGTTATTTCAGTGCCGCTAGGTTTTGTTTTTACATAATATGTAGTGTCAGTGCTTAATCCACCAATAGCTGTGCCTACTAAATTTACAGGATTACCAATTGTAAAGGCAGCACTTGATCCCACTGTAATAATATTTGTTCCTGCTGTAGTTGCAGTAGCAGTGGTAGTCGGGAAAGCACTGAACCCTCCTGAATTTACAGGAGTAGTCAAGCCTGCGTCAGAGTATAGTGAAAAAGAATTGGAACTAATTACATTTGCATAATAGCTATTGCCGTTTAGTTGTGTCATTCCTGGAACATTCGTTATAGTAACTTCTGCTCCCTCTGTGAAGAAATTGTCTTGGGTAGTTGTAATAACACAGGGATTAGCCTGAGTAGCATTTTGTATAAAGGAAGTTACGGTTGTTTTCGGTGCCCAAGTTAAATTTCCTGTGCCATCAGTTTCTAATACATAACCAATAGCCCCGCCATCAATTCTTACATTTCCTACATCACCTAAGGTAATAAGTCCGCCAGCATCACCACCGCGATTTACCCAATTTGTACCGTCATAAGTAAGGACCTGTCCATCATCAACTGTAATAGCGGAAATATCTAGGTTACCTTCAGCCCCTTGAATTTGACTAAAAGATATATTTGAATAAGAGGTTAGTACCTCAATATTTTCATTTGGACTTACTTTACCAATAAACAAGCGTTTAGCATCACTGGCGAAACCAAATTCAGCCTCATCTAGCTGTGGTAAATCAACAATATTACCTGCTCGTTGTTGTAGTTTTGATATCTGTACTATAGCCATAAGTGTATTCTTTTCAGATTATACACTTATTTATCTCTATACCATTATAGAAACTTCATGTAATATTCTTCGACACGCTTAAACCAACGATCAGTCCATTGGTCAAATTCTTCATTTTCAATTATAAATTCTTGGTAAACATTATCAGCAGTACACATAAAAATAACGCCTTTTCTTATTTTTGTACCATATACTTCATTGTGGGCTGCTGCATATGCCGCGAGTTGAATAAAATAATCGTCAATCCATTCACGCTTTTTAAGTTTATTACTCTGTTTATGATCCATAATTGCTTCTGAACCATCATGCACTCCGATTAAATCAGTTGTTCCTGCGTATATTTTAGGATAATATAGTCCGACTTCTGTGCCCCAAAATTCATCACATTTAACTAATCCTTGCTGAATGATTGACATTGCCATTTGATAACTTTGTTGACTATATGGATTACTGCCAGGCTCTCCAATTTCACCAGTCTTAACATAATTTTCTAGCCATTTGTGCATTCTTGTACCTCGGCCCGCAGCCTCAGTAGTAATTGCCTGCGCTTGTTTATGACCGACACGGTTGCGCCATTCACGCAATGCCTTTTTAGATTCTTCTGATTTAGTAGCATCTAGTATTGTTGTAACACTAGGTAATTTTTCACCATCTGGTGTCGCATATCTACGGCCCTCAGCCGTTTCAACTCTATTCATGTTGACATAATTAAACTTTTTAATAAACATTTTATTCCCAATAATCGTGATTAGTATTAAAATTATCAATTCGATGGTAGTCTTTTAGTTTAAGATAATTTTTGTTCACTGATTTTACTTGTCCATATCGTTGAATTAATTCATTATAAATGTAGTCTGCTAGAACAGGCATCGATTCATAACCATGATGCCCACAAGGCAAGTTAGGATAGGGCGCAACTATTTCTTGAAAATTTTGTAATCTATTCTTGGTTGATTCAAGTGCTTTCGTAATCCCGGCAAATCTTTCTGATAAAATATCGTAGCCTAAAAATTGATCATTTGAAAAAAAGGATTCAAAATATGGCGTGTTATGCGCTTTAAACAAAGACTGTATGGATAAACGATACTTGACGGTTCTTCTATAAAAATCTTCATCTGACCAGTTATCTAAAATTGCCTGTTCATATGGATTTTCAGGTAAATCATTAGGCATGCTAATAATACAATAATTATTTGGTCTATTCTTTTGATAATATTGTCTACACCAAGCCTCACGACGCCATAGTTGTGTCCAAGCGATTACATAAAATGGATTATTATTATTAGGTAAATCTTCAAAAAAATACTCATATGTGCGCCTGTGAATAGCATCATTTCCCAATCCAGGTAAAGCTAAATTTACAACAGGAACATTTAATTTTTTTGCTAATAAAGCTGGCCAACCTTTTAGTTTATGAAAGTTTATTCCTTGACAGTAAGTCCAACTACACCCTGCAACTACTAGATGTGATATTTCCATTTGCGATATTTCCATACAAGTTTGTAATTTTTTCAATAAACCAATCTGCAACTATTTTATTGCCTAGTTCGGTTAGATGTCCGTTTGGTCCTGAATTTGTTTGTAAATCATGTGGGGTATAAAATTTATTAAGACCACCTTTTTCAATTAAATCTATAGGCATCATACAAGTTTCGTCTAGTTCATATTGCTTTATATGTGAAACATGATTATAGTGCGTCATCGAAAAACATTCTAATCTTGGAATATTGTTTACTTTTAATAAATTTTGAATTGCATTGATGTACAACAAAGTTTTGTTAAAGGTATAATTTTCATCATAATGATCTTTATAATAAATTTTAAAAAATTCATTATCAAGCCATGGATGAGTCGATAATGTAACTAAACCGTCATTGTTTTTTTTAACATAATCTTGCACAAAAAATTCTTCTCTGGACCACTGAGTATATATGACTATTACTAAAGGTTTCTTTTTTTCGTGCAATAGTTTTGGAATGTCCAAATAAATTTGTCGAAATGTGTAAAAATTAGATGCGCCAGGCACACCCTTATTAATTACAGGTATATTATAGTTTCGTCCTATTATGCTTGCAAAGTTATCTTCTGTGCTAACTTCGTGTCCTGCTGCAAAACTATCACCTATTACATATAAGCAATCACAATTCATACCCTAAAACTTTCACCACATCCGCATTTATCTTTTTCATTTGGATTGATAAATTCAAACCCTTCGTTCAATCCGTTCTTTACATAATCAATTGTTAAACCTTGCAAATATGGACAACTTTTAGGATCTACAAATATTGCACATCCTTCACATTGGAGTTTATAATCCATATCTTGCGGTGTGTCAACGAATTCTAACACATAAGCTAAACCAGAACAACCTGTAGTTTTGACACCAACACGGATTCCTAATCCTTTTCCTCTGCGTTGTAATTGTTGATTGATTTTTTTAACTGCGGCTTCTGTAGCTGTGATCATTCTTATTGTTGACCAGCCGCTTGCTGTGCCATTCCTGCGACAATTTTTTTGCTTTCTTCATCGGGCGGTGGTTCGGGAGTTCCGAAGCCCTTAAAAACAATTTTATCACCCTGAATGTTAGTTATAAGATTTTTTAATGGTAGTGTTTTGATCATGTCGTACAAATCGGTCTTGTCAACAAGTATATCAAATTTTTTAAGATATTGCAAAAAATCGGGAACTGTCATGTTTGGGTCGGCAGTTCCCTTTTGCAAATCACTTTTCAACTGATCCGTTACTGCTACGAGTTTCGTAACCATGGGATCAGGTCCGGCGAACTCATAAAGGCGCATAAATTACCTCTTTGCGCGGCCTGCCCCGCCCAATGGTTCAACTTCAGGTTCTTCAGCAGGCAATTCAGGAGCAGGTGCCTCTAAATCTGCGCCTGCTTCAGCATCCATACCTGCATCCATACCCGCCATCTCATCACCCATACCTGTTTCAAGTCCTGCATCCATAGCAGGTTCAGTAAAACTTCCACCTTGGCCTGTTATTGTATCTCTAGCAGATTTTAATGCAGCAAAAGCAGCCTTCATCGCACCACTTAATGTATCAAGCTGAGAAGAAACCTGATCATTGTATGCTTGCGCTTCATTGACTCCGATTTCACTTTCGATACTATCAACTAATGCAGGTAATTCTTTCACTTGCATTTGTCCAATATCTTCAAGCATCTTTTGTATACTATCAACCATGTCCTGTGCTGCTAGGACAACTTGTGATTTTTCAACTTCTTCATTTTCAATAACAATTTGTGGTTGCGGTTGCAATGCTAAATCATTATAATGAGTAACAAGAGCCTGTTCCATAAAAACAAGTTTCATGTAACTAGGACTAGTTTGTTGCTTATGAAAATCAGGAGACTCTCTAGCTTCGTTAGCTAGTGAACGAACTTTTTGCAACATCTTTTTTGTTTCCATTTTACCCAAATTAGCAACATCAAAAGACATTTTGTAGGTTTCTTGTAACGCTCTAGGCGCATATGCTTTTTTGTCAAAATCGGTCAGTTTCATAGTTTTTATTCCAAACGTTATAGTGTATTTATCATTTCATAGAAAACTTCTGTGCTTGCAAAAGTTTCGATTCATGAAAGTAATTTCCCATTTCAGTAATATAGGCTTTTCTTTTAAGTTGATCTTCACTTAATTTAGCCAAATATATTAACTTTGTATCTAAGTCTTTGGCTTTTTTAACTAAGTTTTTATGTACAAGAATATTTACATCGATTGCACTTATAATTCTATCTAAATATTCTACTCTTTGTGCCCTAGCAAATTTGTTTCTAATATCAAATATACACCATGATACAGCATTTTTAAGCGATCCAAATTTTTTGGTTTCAGAGTTATATTTCAGTATTACAAGGTAACCTTCATTTTCTTTGGCTATAACATACCTATTAAAAAATTCATAACTGCCATCATCGTCTTGAAAAATAGAAACATTTTCAAGATTAGAGTAATATTCACGTTGTAAAAACTGTGATACTTTTTCAATAATTTTTTTATTCATATTTTTTAAAGAATATATTTTTTAATTCATTACTTGTGTCTAAAAAAGACGGTAGTTTATTCCACTCAGTCCCGCATAATATCATAGGTACACCATCACAATCATTATATAAAAAACCTAATTCATTTTTTCCATCATCAAATACACTCATATGTTGAATTTCAAAATCAAAAGTCCAGCATGGATATGATTCATCATCTTGCTGTGTAAAGAGAAAACCAAAATTTTCAAACATATCAAATTGAATGTCAAACTTTTTTGGTGAAGTTATATTTTCAGGTTGACTGCGTAAATTAATTATTTGTAAAATTGTATCAAAATTAGCTTGTGAATTTCTTTGTTTTGCCCAAACATTGTATTCTTGATCCGCACCGGGTTTAGAACGGTTTAAAACCCCTGTTTGAGTAATATCAAACAGTGTGTAACAAGAAATTCGAAAACTCATAATGATATTTATAGGCATGAAAAAACCCGAGAATAAATCTCGGGTTCTTTTTAATCTAAAAATTAGATTAGTTTGTAAATGTTGCGTTTCCGTTAACTGTTGAACTACCGCCTGTAGCAGTATCAACAGCAGTAGTTAAAGTAGCTGTTGTCCATGCACCTACTGGATATACAGCTAATGCTAGTGTATCAGTACCAGTGTCAGTAAATTCATAGATATGAATTGTAGCTAACTGCTCAACAGTTGTAATAACTGTATTAGCAATAGTTGTATTTGCTGCAACGTCAGCCAATACAATTGTAAAGAACTCAAGTTTTGGACCTTGAGGCTGAACTGTATTTGCTGAAGAAACTGCGTTTACACCACTGTTTGTGTATGCAAAGCTATCATAGTTGATGACTGGTAAAAAGTCACCATTAACTCTTGTAAATTGTGCCATTTTCGTATTCCTTATGTTTGTTGAAGCCTACTGCCTCATAAACATATTTATGCCTGGAACAAAAAAATACTGGTTTTGGTTATGTTCTTCCTGCCAAATTTTGACGGCTAAAGCCCATACGGTCAACAAATTTTAATCCGTGACTGACAAATCCTTCTTGTGTTTGTGTACCATCTTGTAAATAACCCTTAACTGGTGCTGACTCTGCTGCCTTGTTTAATTGTTCTACAATTGACATTTTTAGAGCATAAATTGCTGCCCAGATTTCGAAGGCGCCCTTTAATCCTTCACTATTTTGCTGTAAATGTGCTGTTATTTTGCTACGCATTGAATCTGTCATAGGTCTTGTTTGCACATAATCCATAAATCCAGGCAACAAATTATTTAAATCACCTGCTACAATTCTTTTATTAATAAATGTAGTAAAAAGTTGATTAAAAGTATTTCTTGCTTGAGGGGCAGTATCAAATAAGTTATCAACTTCAGAGCCGTATTTGTTTATTTTGTCCTGGGCATTTTTAACAAGTTTCGTATTTATTTTAAGATTCGGAGTAATAGGCATCTTAGCAGGAACTATTGCAACGTTACTATTATTTTTTAATGAACCTATTGTCCCATCCAACGGTGTCGCATCATCTGTTGACGATGCATTTGCATCAATATATTGATGCACTACGATACCTGCTGTTTTATCTGTTAACTCTTTACCAATTTCACTATCTGCATCAACCGTATAAGTGATGCCGTTAGGATTTGCCTTAAATTTGTACAGCCCATCAGAACCTGCTTTCAAAGGTTGACTGAACAATAAATCACCCCAATAATAACCTTTACTTCTATCTGCTTTTTCTAATCCTGGCCAAACATTTGCTATAAGTTGATGCAATTGACTTCTATCGACGCCGCGCTCTTGGTCATATTTTACAAACTGATCGGGACTATACACCTGTCTGCCACTGCCATCTTTCTTATTGAACATATGCTTGTCCATAATACTGAAACGGCCTTGACTGTCACGACCAAATATAAGTGCTGGATATCCGTCCCATTTTATAGTAACCTTAGCTGGATTTTGAACTGTATCTATCGCAGCCTGCACCGCTCTATTAGCTCCTTGACTGCCACCTAAGAACACCAAATCTTCAGGATGGTCTAAATGACCCTTATCTTCCTTTACAGGTGTTTGAGATTCCTCGAGGACCGCTATTGAATCTCTTAATTTAGCAAGGGATTCGGATAAATTCATTTTCTAATTTTTCTTTTTGATTCGCTTACAGGGGCTGCAGGCGTAGCTGCAGGTTTACTTCCGCCACCGGGTAAACCTTGTAATGACTGACCTGCACCTATCTTTTTAACAATATCTGCGTGTAATGCTGGATCAATACCCTTTAATTTTGACAATAAACTTTGTATTGAATTAACTATTGTGTCCGTGCTTGTTCCTGTTTTTTGCGGTTGTGCAGGTTCAGTAGCAGCAGGAGCTGTTGGTTTTTGCTGACCGCCGGCACCTGATGTTGTTTCCTGACCACCACCTATGCCAGGCGCTTCAGCATCAGCAAACAATCCCGTAGCTAATTTTTCTAAAGCAGCATTAAATGGTTTAATATTTTTTGTATCAAATGAATCAGCCGCAGCCTTCATTAAACTCTGAAGGTATGTATTATTAACTGGAACTTTTGTATACGCAGGAACCCAGCGTTTTATCCACTGCTCTACCGATTCTGCCTCAGTCAACATACCTTCAAATATCATGTTTAACTTATAAAATTTCGTTTCAGCAAGAATATAATTACCGTTTCTTTTATTTTCTTTTAAAAGTGTTAGACCCAAATCTTTGAATGTAAAACCGATAGATTCTAATAATTTGTTAATCCAATAAACTTGCCAGGCTTCCATCATTTGTCCAGCTTTTAATCTGTTAATGGCAGAATTAGCAAAATTAGGGTCAGCAATACCCTTTTTAATAATTTGCTGTGCTGAAGCTAATGCGTTTTGCCATTCTGGATAATCTTTTCTGTCCGCCATGAAATTCACAAGTTCTTTAGCAAGAGCCATCTTTTTAGCTTTGTCAGGTTCAGCATTTAAACTTGTTGCTATCCCACGAACATAGTTATTAATGTTTTGTGATGTTTGTCTTTGACCAACACCCGGAGCTTTTGCGTTCCCAGGGGCAACTTTAGGAGTTGCATTAGTTGCAGCAGGAGCAGCAGGTTCAGTAGCAGGAGGTTGAGCAGGCTTTGGTGGTTCTTGAGTTGAACCACCGGGTTCGCTTTTTAAACTTGGATCTACTCTACCAGAGTCAATTTCTGCGTTAAGTGAACGGTATGCTGCACTTATAAAGTTGCTAATAAATTCTTCTTTTCTGGCTTTGTCTCCAGCACTTAGCATACCTTCCCTACGGTCGCCACCTGGTAAAAATTTGTTAGCAAATTGTTTTAATTGTGCTGCACCTGAACTACCGACATAATCCGCAAGTCTTTCATTGGTAATTTTTTTAGGTTTTTTGATGTCACTCAGCCTCATTATTTTTCCTTATACTCTTAGCAAATCTTGCTTGATCTCGTCCCTTTATCGCACTAAGTAATTTTCTTTCTAATATTTCTGATGTATTTTTATCGTAATGTTTATTGATCATTTCGATTAAATTGATTGCGCTGGTAATTATATTATGGGCTCGGCTTTCAATGATATGTTTTACATCACGGTTACTACCTACAGCCTCTAATTCTTCCAAAAGGGAGCGTGTTTTCTTTTGCATAATGTGTATTTATGCTATATTCGGTTATTTACTTCTTTAATGAGTTTAGTAAGGCTTTGAGTTTTGCACCCTGCACATCTGCTACCACACGCTTATTTTCAGGTTCTATTTCTCCTGTAACAGCGTCTATTTTTTCCGTTACAGTAGATTGAGGCTTTAATTTATTCATTAAATCACTAGGACTAGGTTGCGGATTTCCTGTCCTATATGCATTGTTACTGCCGTCAGGATCAGGGTCTGTAATACGCAATGTTTCAACATTGAATTCTAGTTCAATTTTCTGACCTACACCAGAACTGCTGCGAGTTTTCATTAATTGAAGTTGGTATTGGCCGCGCTCACGCATACTACGGCTAGTAAAAATGCCAAAAACATTGTCCGCAGTATTAATCTTGCTAATACCACCCGAGATATGACTGTGATCAAATTCAATTTCTTCAACGGCTGATCTGTTAAGTTGACTTGCTGTGACGAATAAAACATTTAATTCCTTTGCTAAATTTCGTAGTTCTTCTGATACATATTTGTCTTTAACGAACAAATCGCTAGGACTGACCTTAGCACTGACTGGCATTAACAAATCCAAATAATCGACACAAAGAAAATCTATTCCAACTCCTGTTTGAATTTGTAGTTCTTTGCAGTATGCTCTTAAATCATTTACAGTGCTTTGCGCTGGCATATATTTTATTCGAAGTTTGCCAGCTTTTTTAGCAAGCATTTTTACCTTCATTTCAACATTGTCAATATCTTTGAAGATTTCTCTGCTGCTAGTATCGGTCATCATACTATCAATACGCATACTACATAGACCCTCACTTAGTTCTAGGGTGATGTATGTACCATTTAAACCTGCTTGTGCCCAATTGACTGCTAAGTTTTGCATGAAAAGACTCTTGCCTGAACCTGATCCACCTGCAAATATTTGCAGTTCGCCTCGATTAAAACCACCATAAAGTTTCTGATCCATGCTAGGCCAACCTGTACTATTTTGTCCGTTATTAGATTTAAGTGCCATTAGTCTAGCTCTAGGATCAGCAAAATAGTCTGTACCCATATCTTTCTGTAAACTAATTTGTACAGCATCTTTAATTAATTTTTCTACAGGACCATAATCACCTTTCTCTAACAAGTCTGCTGACTTTAGAATGGCTCGTTCAAGCTCTTGCCTTTTTGTAAATTTTTCAAATTCATCTAAAAACCAATCATAATGTCCTTCATCAAGTTCATGTATACATTCAACTTCAACTCCCGACGCAGCTTTAATTTGCGTAGGTTCAGGCATTACATTGTATTTTTTACTATGTTGTACTAAAAATTCTGCTACCGGTTTTAATTTTTTATCAAAATTACTAGGGTTCATAATATTCATAACTCTAGTATAAAGTTCTGCGTTTGTTACCATCATACGCAAAAATAATAGTTGCATTTCATGATTATATTCTATGCTCAAGTTTTCTCCTTTGTATTCCGATTTTTACTTTACTTGTTGTTGCATTTTGTAATATACTAATTAATGTTACAAGTTTACCATATTTTACAACTGCATCATTTACATCTTTAACATCGACATCCCATTCAGGAATACTAACACTATATCCTAACTCTAACGCTCTATCACAAGTTGCTAATCCTGTTTTATCATGATCAGGCACAAAAATAATTTTTCTATTTAATTGTGCTAGCAATTCAACTTGATCATCATTTATAGTGTTATGCGTTAATGCACAGGCATTTAAACTTAGTGCATCAAATATTCCTTCTACCAATATGCAAACTTGCCATTCTGGCTTCTGAAAATCTATTCCGAACACATAACCGGGCTGTTGCTCATTAATGTATTTAGGTATTTTATTGTCAATAAAACGACTTGTATGACCTACGATTTTATTTTGATATGTATATGGAATAATGATTCTATTACCTTGACGACCAACATCGTTTGGCGTAATCATAAAGGGGTAGTCACGTACATTTATACCCCGAGATTGCACATAATCAACATATAATTTGTGTAATGGATTTGTCTCATCAAGCAATTCACCTTCAGGTAATACATGATCTTTAAATTTTATTTTTTTCTTTTGTTTTTTTATGTTTACATAACTTAATAAATCTTTGTGTTGTAAACTTTCAAGGTTCCATTTACTAATTTGCGAATCGTCAATACCCGACCAAGTAAGTAATTGCTTTGTGTTTTTTGTTAAACTTTTTCCTAATGTGAATCCGCATTTAAAGCCACAATTGAAACAATGCATACTCCAATTGTCGCCATCTGTTTTGATTCCGCCGCGACTTCTTTTGTCGGGTTTATGACCGCGATGATGGCAGCAAACGGCATTGAAACTATACCATCCACTTTGCGTGAGTTTTTTTCTGCCCGGGACTACAGATAGGATATCAAACATACTAATATTCTAGCATAGTATGTATGTTTTTACAAGTATCTTGGCATTTTACCTTGCAAGGATATTAGTTATTGCGCCCGTGTTACTTGTAAAAACCATTCTTACATACGGATGGTATCCAGTTATCGTATATCCTTGAGTATTACTGTTATTAGCATATTCTGTACTTGTAAAAATGTTATACCAATCCCCATCGACTATCGTAGAGCCTTCAATATTAATATATCCATTATATTCAATCATAGAGGTTTGAAGTGTTAAGATTGGATTATCCTCAGTATTGATAACACTACTATAGTATATGTTTGCATTTGGTAAGGTATTTGCTTGATTATTATTAGGATCTAAGTTAGGAAAAGGTTGCCCAGTGGGAATGGTTATATTAGACGAAGGTATGAAAGCTGGAAGTATTGAATTAACGATGTTCATATCCCCACGGGCACCTGCATTTTGATCCACGAATACTGGAAAGTCAAATTCTCCAACTGGAATTTCTAAAGAATAGTGTGCAGCCTGTGCATCTATATCTTCAATGTCGGCAGCATTAACAGTAAGCACAGCTAAACCATTAAGTGCGTATGTTGGAGTTAGTGCTTTTCTTAGTAAAACTTCACTCCCGTCATAACTAATAATTCTGCAAGTAATAGACTTGCCAGTAATATCTACTGGTTTTTGTTCCTGATTTAAGAATTGAAATTGTATCTGATTATCAACACCCTTATGTAGGGTTAATGGTTTGGCATAGACTGGCATATATCTCCTCGCTGAATTACCGGATAAAAGTACAACGATTTGTCTTTGAGTATAAATGAAAACTGCGGTTGAGTACACAAATGTATTCCTTTTTATTATTTAGTGCCTTAAATATTAAATTATTACTTCGGGTTACCCAGATTAAATAATCAATATTTGAAAAATAAAAAATAATGCTACAGAATGAGTTTTTTAAGAAACTTAGTGAAAATCACCCTTTTATAACAGTTTGTTCGTATGCCAACCAAGATTATGTTGGCATAATACAAAACAGAGATGATATTGTAACAACAATATATGACTATGGTTCCATAGTTGAACCTGATATAAAGGCTAAATTCTTAGAATTGGGTGATATTTGGTGGTGGGAAAGTAATAGACTTATCCCCATAAACCTTTTCCTTAAGGATGAATGGGCTCCTTTCAAGCCCTATCTTCGCACTTTTATGAACAAAAGTTTAATGGTATTACATGGACCTGTAACTAGTATGAACGAACTTCATAAAAGAAGGTCGAAAAGACGTAGTATAACATTAGTTAAACGATTACCGTAGTTTCTTCTAACAAATTCATATGCACAACAACTAGGTGTGCATAAGCAACAGCGTGACTTTTCTTAAAAGTATAACCTGTTTGATCCTTAGCCCATACCGTTTTTGCAACATCTTGCCAAGACTTTCCGATTAAATGTTTTTTACCTGGCCTAATAATAGCTAGAAACATTGCTAATCTTGGAATACTATTCACTGGTTCAGGCATATTACGCAGAGTTGAATATTGATTTCCCAAATGAATTAATTTTTCAACAAAATCTTTATTTTTAAGATTGTCCCAATTAGGTTCACGCATCAATTCTATTAAATGTTGCTCATCACGAACCTGATTATAAACATGCACATTTAAAAAATCTAGTTTTAAATATCCTCGTGTTTCTGCTTCAGCGTAATCTATTGCTGCCATGTCATTTACAGGATCATATGGAATTTCTGTAACATATACGCCGGTAGCATGTTTACGCATGGGACTAACTTTACGCATAGCGGCAGGAATATGTTCAATTAATGACAATATTTTTTCCCTGTCACCGAAATCGATGTCAATGTCGCTCTTGAATTTCATGGATTTTTAATTAATTCCGGAGAATATTGTGGATGGTCATTATCTAAACTTTCACTATTTTTTAATGATTCTAATTTATGTACTCTTGCTCGTAATTCACTAGAACTATAGTTGTGCTGTCTTTTATGATAGTGTAATTCAATTCCGTTTTGAATGCAATATTGTTTACCCGTAAAGTCGCGGTTTAAATACTCCTCACTTAAGAAACGAATATGGATTGTTTGTGTCATAAGCAATTGTAACAAATCGTATTCTGTCGAATAAACTAGAATTTCATCTACATACTTACATGCTTGTAATTGCACATACCGCTCATAAACACTTTGAGTAGGTTTGTTTTTTACTCCGGGTCTGTCAACTGTAGGATCTACTTGTAGTGCTACAATCAAATAATCACACAATTGTTTTTCCATTTTAAGCATAGTAACATGACCTGCATGGAAAAGGTCGAAGCTACTACAATTAAATCCTATCTTCATTTACTATCCTTTTCACTTAAAATTACCTCTATGTCAGCAGGCCAAATAATGCCATAATCATTGTAATTAAAATTTTCTTCTTGTGCTTTATTGTAAGGCGCGTCCACCATATATTGTACTTTTGCCATGTCCGACAACACCAAATAACCATGTGCATATTGTGGCGGTATCAGTATCGCATTTGATCCGTCTAACTCTACAGCGACCCATTGTTTAGTATTAACATCTAAAGCCACATCAAACACTGTTCCGACTACTGCGGTTACAAATTTAGTTTGATCTTGGCGATGCATACCGCGCAAAACACCTTTAGTAGATGTTGCTAAATTAAGCTGTCTGTAAGTACCGCGCATAGCATCCTCGTTGATTTTCCATAACTCACAAAAATCACCTCTATGGTCTATATGCTTTTTATGCTCTATAAGTTTTATACCGGGTAAAATTTGCCCGTAAATTTTCATGTCGCTAATCCTGCTTTCATTAATTTTATATATGCTTGTTGCACGACAATAGCCTGTCGTTCAGCATCTTCTACTGCTTTGTGACTTGTCACATGTCCACCATCTTTTAACTTGACACCAGCAATCTCATACAATGTTCTAGTATCTCTAGCGGTATAGAAGGGCCAAGGAATAGGATTAGGATATTCGGTTAGTGTTTGTCGCATACCAGTTTCACATGCTACGATATCAAAGCCTGCACCATTACTCCAAACAGCACGACGGTTCCAACAAAACTTATAAAGGGTCTCCATGCACTCTCTAAATGATATGCGTCCCCTGTCTCCCAATGCTTCTTCAAGTGCCTCAGGGCTCTGTGTAGACCACCATCGTAATGTATCTTCATTGATAATCCTATTATGTATTTCTGTTTGATCCTCAATCGTAGGACGCAATTCTAATCTTTCAACAACTCCCATACCCTTTGGATCAAATCTCACAGCTCCAATAGTCAGTATGACACAGTATGGAGTTGTGTCAAGTGTCTCCAGATCAATCATTATATCATTAGCCATCGCTATCTTTCAATATATCGAACAATTCAGCATAGTGTGTTTCTGGTTCATCAATAAAGCCTGTATAAACCCAAACTCTACGCATATAAATTTTACGCAACCATATCCATTTTTTACTGATAGTTCTATGAGGCAATAGTGCGAATGTAGGAACCCAGTCATGTTCTATTCCTACGACTGTACCTACTTCTAAATTCTTATAACGGTCTTGAAGCATATGATGCCTTGATAGTTGCCAAATCATGCCCACCTTAATACAAAAAATGTATAGTCTTTTTCACTTTCAAACTCAATGTAATCACATGGATAAGAACCTCTAAATCTGTACCTTGCATTATACTTTTTCAATTCACTTTGAATTCTGCGTATAGGCACATCAAGTCCGGGCTTCTTGTTTATCTCAGCAATAAAGTTGACCCAGTAATTTGGACAATCGGCCATATTTGGACCTAAATCAAATTTATTCATGACCACCTTAAAACAAAAAACAATGCATCTTTTTCATTACGGAAATAGAAAACATCAGTAGTCCGTTGTACCCATCCATATCTCCAACGATATTTTTTGTTTCTGCCGCCTTGGCCAAATGTATTTTCACACCAATTTTGTGCCTCACGCAATTCGTCAGCGGAAGTAGGCCTAGGAGTAATCTTACTTAGATGTACCCTGTATTCATGTTTGCTTTTTCGTTCAACCATTACTTGCCCAAATATTGTCCATAGTCTTTACATCTTCAATTATACTACCATCCAAGTAATTTAACAATAATGCTGGGCGAGGACTATTTTGTTCATTTGGCATACTGCTGTGTAAAACTCTGCAATTATAAAACAAAACACTACCTTTGGGTAAATTAGGTTGAACACAGTTTTTCATGAACCAAGTATTATAAAAACCTTGATAACATAAATTTATATTAAAATCTTGTGTTTGACTTCTAGGAACGACACCCGTAACACCTGTAGTTTTATCTAAATCAAAAAGTGAGACAATAGCCTGAACACCTAGTAATCTTCTATCATAGTTATATTTTTTAAAACGATGCGGTGTGTCTATATGGGGGTTTATCCATTTACTATGTTTTTCAATGGTCACAATATCACTAGCATACCATTCAGCATTATGTAAATGTTCTTTAACTTTATCGATGATTAGGTTATTAATTTCAATAACCTCTGGCCAATCCATAACCATTTGACTCCACCAAACACTTATGTCAGTCAAATTTTTAATATCATCTTTTTCTGCATATTTTTTAGTTGAACTTGAAGCACGAACAGGATACAGTGTATCTAATTTTGCAACTATACTATCGACCAAGTGATCAGGAATAATTTTTTCTAAAACGATATATCCTGTATTTTCTGTTAATTGTGATTTTACTATTCTTGCCATAATGTGTACATTGTTATTAATCTACTAGACCATATTGTTATATCTAGCGTTTTGCCTGAACCTGAAAAGTCCCAGCCATCTCCCCTATTTCCGAAATTTTTTCTACACCATTTAATAACTGTTGTTGGATCGCCCTTACAACGAAATACTTTTTTACCTGTGTCTTTTGGGTTTACAATCTCATATTCAACAAATTCGATGAACGGGCTGATTTGTTCAAACGGTACTGCCACTTAGAATTCTCCACATTAATTTTTTATCTAAAATATCGTAAAACATATCTGCACATTTTTGTTCAGTAAAAACCACACCCCGTATAATATACATATCTTGTAAATAATCAGAATAGTAACTATTAGCATCCTGAGCAAACGCAGTAAAATCTAGCCACAATATATCACATTGTGATCCTTGTAGTTGAATCATCAAACCCGCTTCAAATGCTTTTGCTTCATTAAAGATAAGTTCCAATAACTTCATACGGCTGGTTATTGTTTTAACTGGTCCAATACTAGGCCATTCTACAACATGTTTGTTTTTGTGTGAATATTTTACGATTGGACTTGTCATAAAAATTTAAGTGAAATCATCGATGCATATTTTTCTGCATTTTCTTTGTGGAAGAAAAATTCTGTGTTTTCAGTTTCAGGATTTACACTAAAAGTAAAATCTGTATTATTTACTAATCCTTGTTGTTTCAAGTAGAGTACTATTTCTAGTGCTCTGTTAACCTCTTTATGTTGGGACAATGTCCATTTATAATTTAAGACCATCTTAATGTAAACATTATAGCATCACGCTCATATCTAAACTTAAATTTAGCACAATCTTCAAAAGCTATCCACCTTGCATGTTTTTCAGTACCATCTAGATTATCATACATCCACTGTATCATTTCCTTAGCCTCTTTACTTTTATTTCTTGTGGTCCAAGGTAATTGCACTTCATACCACCCTGCATTGGTATTTTCCCACCCTCTAGTATAATCAAAATAGTTTTCTACAATAGTCATAATACTGCTAGGGCAAAATGAATAGCATCAACTTCTTTTTTAAATATAAACTCCATATAATCTTCATTGCAATGGGTTATAAAACGATCACCCGGCAAGCCGAAATTTTCTAAAGCATACACACACTTTTCATTCCAATTACTTATTTCATCACCGTGCTTCCATGATATTCTAATTGTATGATTAAATTCTGACATTAATGAAAGTATTTAGTAAAATTTACACCCACTGCTGTGTCTTTCATGCCTTCTTGACCTCTATAATTATACCTTGATTCGATAAATGCCATAGATTTATAATACTTCTTATCTTCGAACTTATGATAAAATCCAAGTCTATGTTCTTTTACTGATGCAGCCAGATTAGCTCTTGAGTTTTGAATAATATTAAATTCATTATCTAATCCCACAGGGGCAACAATATCAGCCATAGCTCTATGTACAGTTACCGGTTTATAGTACATTAATCCAAAGGTATTATTTCCAACATTATGTTCTGCTCCCATAGTATAGGTATTACTATATGCTTTGCCAATACTTGTAATGTTTTCACTATTAGAATTTGTATTGGTTACCCCTGTAATAAAACTAGCGTATAAGTTGGTGTTAGATAGTTGCTTGTTTACATGCAGACCCATGTAAGTAGTATGACTATTTTTATTATTACCCTCACCTGCAAAACTACCAATGGTGTTGCCCAACCAAGTGTTTGCTTCGTTAAAATAACCACCGATGAATTTTACATTTGCATAATCATACTCTTTTTTATATCCAAACTCTAACATACCTACATTGCTTTGCATGTTGTATAAATCTCTATACATGGAAAATTCAATAGAATTGTTTCCTGTAATGTGTTTATGTGAGTAATTATTAAACAACACATAAGGATTTTTGCCTTCATAAGTAAACATCATTTGGTTTAAATTGAATTGAGGTTTAACTTTATAGGCTGTAAGCAATTTACTATCAGTATAAAAGTCTCGTTCAAATTCATCGACAACCATAACATTAGTCAACCCACCTGTGCTTGCGCTACCACCCGTATAAACTAACGGACGGACATTAGTGAGATTGGGACCAGACAACCTACCTGTTGTTGGGATACCCAAATTGCCGATAGGGCGTGTCGCTTTTTCTAGGTCAAGCAACCCTTGTCCATGTACATACAAATTGTAATTGGGAATAGTTTTGTTTGCTGTTACAAGCAACAACCTTACTATATTAGCACCTTTCATTTGCGGCCACATTTGATGTATAATTGCAACAGCTCCAGATACTGCAGGTGCTGACATTGATGTGCCTGTCATTGTAGCTAATCCGGTTGGATTAAACGATGAATCTAATTTTTGTGGAATTCCATCTATCTTGGGCACGGTGCTAATAATACTTGTGCCTGGTGCCAAAATGTAAAACTCCCATGTCTTGAATTTATCAGCACAATATTCTTGATTCATTACACCCTTGACAACATTTTGGCATAAATGCGCTGCACCATTACTTGTTGGATTAACTTGATTTGAATTTTGATCGTAGTTACCGGCAATAATCATTCTACCGCCTAGTGCGAGATTCCCTTTACTGTCAGTAAGAGTTGCCAGTCCTGCCAATCCCTGTGACCATTTTGTTTTATCGTTGCCTGCTGAAACAACAATTACCATTTCACTTTGCAAAGACTTTACTAGGGCAGGCACATCAAATAAACTACCAATTGGAAGAGTACCTGTATTAGAAAATTTTGTTGAATAAAGACCAGTTCCGATTTGTTTGGCCATAGAATAGTTACTTGATACCATCCAGCCTAAACTCATATTAACGACATCTGCTCCGGTGCTGTTAACCCATGACAGGGCATTAATCAAGTTAGCAGTACCGACTGATCCGTTATCTGTTACCTTGGCGATAATTAATTTTGCATCATAAGCTACGCCGTGAACTCCTATACCATCTCTGGCTGCGGCGGCAATACCTGCAACGTGAGTACCATGACCAACTCTATCAATTATGGTTCCACTACTTGAAAAATCATTTACAAAAAGAATTTTATTTTTAAACTGGTCATTACTGGTATCGATACCAGTATCGATAACACCAATCACACTATCTTTACCTGTATATCCGCGATTATAAGCAGAACTTGCATTAATTAATTTAAGTGATTTACTTAGTAGATACTCACTAGTTTCAAACTTAGTAGTTTGACCATATGCATTACCCATCATTAATGCAATACTAAATGCTAGTGTTTTTAACTTCATGGCTGCTCCTTAATAGCCTGCGGTTGATAAAATTTCTTTAACTTGTGTTACAGAATCTGAGTTGCGTTTAAATTTGATTGCCCATTGTTCAGGATTAATATAATCCATAATCATTTTTTGTTGAGTGCTATCGATACTTGCAAGAAATTCTAAACCGCTTTCACTATGATATAGCATCCATGGGCTGATTTTACCTTTTGTGATTTGAAAACAAACACGGTTTTTATTTGCGTACCTTAAAACATCCTTTGATAATATGCTTTGATCTATTGTTAACTCGACACAAGTTTCAATACTTCTATGAATTGCATCCAATGGATCTTCAACTCGCAAATATTCTACTAGAAATTTTGTGTAGTTTGTATCTGTGTTCCATGTATCAATTTTAATTTGATTTTTTACAAGCCAGTCTGCATACCTAGAAACATTAATAACATTTGCATCTACGCAATACATACCAAATTTAATGAAGGCAGCATAGTATTGGGATTTAATAAATTCTTCGTAAGTCTTATTCTTTTTACTTGCAGAATTCTTTTTGTAAAATTGAATCCAAGCCTGAAAACCTATACGGTTACTTGGTCTATCTTTTTCAAGCCATCGATGTTTATACTCGCAGATATGTTTGAGTACTGTTGACTCACGAATAAAACTGCGGCCACAAAACTCACATCCAAAAGAACCTTTAGATGTTACCTCTGTCTTTTTCATATTGCTCAATATCTTTATCTGTAACAATTTGATTTAACGCTTCTATATCAGTTATTTTCATATTGGGATAAACTTTTGCCAAGTACATTTTTCTTTTTTGTTCTTCGACAAAAGTTTTTGCTATTTCTTGCAAAGAAGAATCATCTGCTTTTGGATAAATCTTTGCATAGTATTCTTTGATTTCTTTAATTGTAGCATTTTCTTTGAATTTTGTCACTTTATCTCTAATGTGAGGTATCCATTGATGAAATTGCTTACCTAAACCTGGACTTGAACTACACAACATCAACCATTGTAACTTCGGGTGCTTGCCAATAAACTCATTAAACAAATATTTGTTTGCATATTCGTTGGTACTCATCACATAATATCTTGATAAACCCTCATTAGCCTTGATTGCACTCATCCAATGTGTTAGCATGAATGGCACAAACTTGCGTTTCTGATCTTCAGTCAATCTATCATAATACCCATAATCTTTTTTATCTAAAGCGGCAAGAACTTCAAACAAGTCAATATCTTGTTTTTCAAACTTTTCTTCTTTGGGTACTGATTTTTTAGTTGCCATTAAAACGCCTGACTGTAATCCACAATCTCACAGTTTCTACTAATCTCTTTAACAAAGTAAACACATCTGGGTTCAGGACCATCGTCAATGGGAACACATAAAAATTGACCATTCTTTAATCTAGGAGCATACCATGTTACATCATGGTAGATATCTACAATTTCAATTGGTAAAAAACTTGGACTAAAACTACTGAGTGGGTTAAACTCAAATGCGCTAAAACCTCTGTCATTCACACTTGTTAGTGGTAATGTTTCAAGATCGCCATGATCTTTTTCGCCAATAAGTATTTGCCAGTCTACTGGCATTTTAATTTTAGTATCTCCTATTTTCAATACAAGAGCAGGAGAACTAAATGATTCTAAAAATATTAGTGGTATGTAATGATAGTCAACATTAGCTGGATTACTATTGTCTAGTATCGCAAAGCGCAGGTCATCTATCTCATCTGGTAATGTTTCCAGATTGTAAAAACGATTGTCGAGTGTAAGAATTCTCATATGTATATTATATCATCGGTAAGTCATTTTTTCCAAGTCAAATGGATAGTTTGCTTCCTTATAAAACGATTTTCTTTGGGTTAAATGTCGTTTGGCGAATTTGCAACTGCTAGTTATGTCCCAGATTTGTACGAACTCTTTGTCCTCAGCTTTTCTAATACCTCGCCCAATTGATTGTATAACCCTAACAAAGCTCTTTCCGGGTTCCAGAAGAACCAGATTAAAAATCCTAGGAATATTAATACCCACAGCGGCCACACCATAAGTCGCCACAATAACCTTGTTAGTAGATGTCGCAATTTCATCATATTCTTCCTTACGCTCAGTTAATTTGGTTTCACCACTTACAAATACAGCATCTTTTATTCTACTAACTAATTCTCGACCTGCTGCAACTCTATCAACTAGTATAAGTGTGTTTCCCGATTCTTTTATTTTTGTAATTAATTCTGCAACTTTATCTAACCTGTTTGTATCCTCTAACAAATGTTTAAGCTCACTTTGATAATTTGTAAATTCTACATTATCTTGTAGCTGAACAATATTGACGTGACATTGAGCAAGTACACCCTTATCCTGTAATTCACTTGCAGACAATTTGCCAATTACATTTCCTAAACTTATATACAACGCCTGTGCATTATACTTTTCTTTAGGTATCGTGCCAGTAAGACCCCAGCGAATGGGCACATGACTAAACACCCCTGTTAGTAATGTTTTAAGTGCATCTGCTTTCGCCATATGTACTTCATCAACCATAACACAAACAACATCTTCGATGAATTCTTGAATGGTAAACTCTGCTGTTTTTGATTGTGTGTCTTTAAGTAAATTATTAAGACTTTGCCAAGTACAAATTGTATGTGTCTTACCCCATTCTTTTCTGTCACCAAAGTATACACCTACATCCAATCCTACATTTTTGTAATCTTCTTCTGTTTGTGTAACTAGACTTTTGTTAGGAACAATAATAATACTGCGACCATACTCTTGCACACTATAACTTAGCGCCGCTGTAGTAATTGTTTTACCTGCGCCAGTTGCAACTTCTTGTATTGATTGTGGATTAGCTAAGAAGTCATTAATTACTTGCACTTGATAGTCACGCAAAATAATAGGTTCGCCTGATCTTGGATGACCTTTTGGCCATGTAAAGTTAGAAAAAGTATTTTCGGACACTTGAGTGAAACTAAAAGTAGTGCGATATGTGCGTTGATCATCCAATTCAATATCATATCCAGCTTGATCTAATAGCGGTAATATTTCAGGTAACAAATTTACATATGTTGATCCGCCTAAACTAAAATAACTTATCTTACCATTCCATCTGCCCAATCGTACCGAAGGTAGATATCTTGCCCCCGGCTTTTCATACTCAAACATTTTCATTAATGTTTTACGATCGGCTAATTCTAACCCTTCTAGTTTTACATTAACCTCATCTTTGATGACTAATTTACATTGTTTCATTTAATATTAACTTCAATCGAATTTTTTACTTTAATTATCTTAAGAAAATGGGCCCCCGGCGAGAAATTGTAGGCAAAGTTAATCAGCACAGGTCTGTTATATTTTTTTACAAGTTCATGTTGACTTGGATCAAACTTAACGTGATAGATAATTTTCTCGTCATTGAGTTTTTGAAGTAGTTGCGGATAAATAGCCGCTTTATTTAAAAAACTCTTTCCTGCAAAAAATACTGCATCACATTCTATTGCTTTTAAGTATGATACAATATCTTCAGTGTGAATGTCTACCTCAGGTGCATAGGTACCCGAGAATTTTAACAGTTTATTATTTTGAATTATTGAATCGCATATATCCACACCATATACAGATAATGTAGATAAGCAAAAAGGATCATCCGATAATGTAATATTTTCAATAGCAGAATTGACATGATTATTTATTGCGGCAATCATGTACTGATTGTTAATTTTGACTAGTGTAGGTGCCCAATACTTTACCTCTCCGTACTTTTCAATTAAATCAAGTAGTAATTCTTTTGTAATAGGACAAAAATTAAGTCTTTCATAATGTTCATGTGCTAAATCAACAATGACCTTAAAGGAGTTTGCATTAAAATTTGTTTGATAATTCTTAGTATCCTTAATCCATTTAAAACTATGATGTTTATTATTTCTCATAGCATCAACAAATTTTTTAGAAAATGGTGAACGAAATTTTATTATATCGTTTTCAATGCAAATATAGGCTTCAGTAAATTTCGGATCACTCATCACCATAGGAGTGTTCCACTGTAAAGTAGAAATATGCTCTGGAGAAATTTTATGTTTTAAAAATTGTCTGCCATATTTCAAAACCAATTTATCAAAAAGAGCTACTTGATTTGAGGTAATTTTATTTGCCGATGCAATTATTGTTTGCAAATTTTGAATGAATTTAAGGTCATAAGCACTTAACCTCATCATCCCACATTGCATGAAATACAAAAGATGTTCATTGCATTTTATGTGTAAGACATTCATTAAATAGTATTTTCTGAAAAGTTTTTCACAGGTGCTGTACTTAAATTTAACTTACCTGTATGATGAGAGGAAATCAGACCATCGAAAAAAGTATTAAAAACTAAAGAATATCTAGGTTCTTTAGTTTTGTTTACGCTTACTTTATGTTGTATATCACTAGGAAATAAAATTAATTTTCCTGCACTAGGAGTGTAGGATGATTTTAATACAGTGGTATCGTCAGGATAAAAGAATTTCAAATTGCTTAACCACGGATGTTGCATTTGAAATTCAATAGGACTGCCGTCGTTAAAATAAAAAACTCCACTAAGCACAGAAAAACTATGTTTATGAAAATCTGAATATTCTAAAAATTGATGTTTGGTAATCCAAGTATCACAAATAACTTGTTTTCTTTTAAGTACAGATGTACTTACGCTTTCAATACAAGTGTCAAACCAATTATACAATTCTTTATTATAATAAAATTTAGAGGTTTCTTTGTTGAGATATCCTGCATTTCCTGGATTATCTCCGCGAGTTTTATTCCAAAATATTTGTTGATTCCTATCTAATTGGATGATTTCATCATATACAAACTTTGTTAATTTATTATCACACTGAAATTCAAATAGGTTTATGTCAAATAAGTTAATTTGTTTCATATCTTATTCAAGTTCTTTAGTAGTTAAAGCCAAACGAGTAGTTCTAAAATTAGAAAGTTCACCTGTAAAAAATGTATTAAATGCTAGTGAATACCTATCAGATTTATTTTTATTTGGTGTGATCCTATGTGCAAGATGACTAGGAAATATCATAAAGTTACCTTTAGTTGGATTTACTTTTGTAGTAATATCGCTAGCTTTAAGAAAATCGGGATGTCTAAAAAGTCCAGTATGAATATGATATGGATCAGTATACTTGAATTCAATTGGACTTGAATCGTCAAAATAAAGCACCCCACTTAGAATTGACATAGTATGGTCATGCCAGCCTGATCCAGCTAAAAACTTTGTTTTCGTGACCCAACTATCAACTACAGATAAATTTTGTTTGTATTTCTCTTGGCTGACTTTATTGAAGCACTCTGTAACCCAATCTAAAAGTTCTTTATTATAAAAGCACTTTGTAGTTTCAGGGTTTAAATAACCATTATATGATTCAAGTGATGGATTAGAACCATTGTGGTTCCAAAAAATCTGTTTGTTTTTGTCAAGGGTAACAATTTCATTGTAAACTATATCAACTAATTGGTTATCACATTCAAAATTGTAAGTGTCAAAACTGAATAAAGTATTTTTTTTCATATGGTAAGAGGACCTTTGAGTCCTCTTATTATATAGTAATAAATTAAAATTACAAAGTAAAAGGGACACAAGTCCCTTTTATTTAAGCCTTCATGCAAGTTGCCTTAGCAAGTTCGCGCCAGTTGTTCGGGCTGATCTTGACAAGATCGGCAATCTTGAGAGTCATACGCAAGGACACTTCACGCAACTTGTTGTGATTGTCCCACATGAAGTCAAGAACCATTTCTTCTTGAGCCTTGTCGAAACCATAATCAACAAACAATCCGGGGTCAGCATCACGATGCACTTGCTTGATACGGAGCATCTTGTCACGCTCGGTGTTGATAGTCAGATCCAAGAAGTGACTGCGAGATTGCAATGCATCCAAGTGCGGCTGAATCTTAGTGGCTCGCTTGTTGTCGAAGGTCTTGTTAGTGATAAAGATTATCGAACCGTGAAAATCGAAAGTGTTAGGAACACCTTCTTCACGCAACAGTCGGCTATCCTTGTTGTAACTGATACGACGGGTCTTGCCACTATCCAAAGCACCCTTCAGAATGTTCACAGCATCCTGATCTTCCCAGATATCGCAATCGTCAAAGACCAACACATTCTTAGCATCGGAGTACTTGTAGAGCAATGCGAACAAGCCGATAGCAGACATAGTACCCTTGACAATCTCAAAACGCAAACGCTTGCCTGCAACCTGATCAAACAGAGTAGCCTTTTCCATTTGCCGAGTAACACCGAAACTCTTGCCGACACCGGGAGGGCCAGTCACAATCATTGCACGGATATCACCATTGATACATGCCTTAGACATTTCATCAAGAATGCCGAACCGAGTAGCGATACGGTCCATAGCCTCGTCATCAGTCTCAGTAACGACCTCAGCGACAGGTTCGGACACTTGTGCAACAATCGGTGCACCGTTCAAAAACTCAATAGCCTGCATATTAGGAACCTTTACCTTGACAACTTCAATATCAATATCAAACTGGCCGTCATTTTTAACAGTAACATAGTTACCTTTTTTACCAGTTTGAAAACCCTTGACAAGGGTAAAAACTTCATTGCGGACCGCTTGATTGCGATATGAACCAGAAAGAATGCGAATTGTTGACATATTTGCTCCTGTGTCTTAACTGTCTATGTATGTATTATATACCCAAATCCATTTATTGTCAACCTCATGCCAACACAATTTCCTTAGCAGGATAATAAATGCGGCCTTCGTATTCCAGTTGGTCCTTCTCAAACTGGGTGAGGTAGTCATCCGCGACAATTCGAAAATCGATGATATGTTCACGGAAGTACTGGTCATCCTGCTCAATTTGGGCACTTGCTACCATCGTGAGTTCGGTAGCATTGCGGTCATTACCCTTAAAATTCTTAATAACATACTCATTACCGCCCTTAGCTTTCCAGTACTGGGGGCACTCGCCTTGACCGTCCCAATCATGGGCACCATAGTTTTCGTAAACTTGGGTAGAGATGAGAATTTTGGCCATTTCGTTTGCTCCGTTATCTAACTGTCTAAGCCTCTATTATAGACTAAAACCCATTTATTGTCAACCTTTAAGAATTGACTGTATTATAAGGATCGTATTGTTCGGACTCAGATTCCATCATTTCCAGGGTATCATACACCCAAGCCAAGGGCACTTGCAGGATTTTTGCAATTTTAGTAGGATGCACTCCCTCGACCAGTAGGTCCTGAATTTCAAGGGAAATTTCGCTCATCTTAGACATTTATTGTCAACCTTTTAACGGGAAAAAAACTTAACCAAATCACGATTCAGCAGGTCCATTTCTTCCTGCTCAACATAGAAGTCGGTAGTCGGATCGTAGTACTTGCCTTCCTTCGGATCATAGTACAACACACGACCGCCGACAAATGCAAACGGACCCTCAAGACCCTTACGAGGACCATAGCCACGCATCACATCCTCGGTACGACCCAAAACACGATATCCCATCAGGATCTCCTTGTGACTGAATAAGACTCTATTATATAGCCTTATCCATTTATTGTCAAGCCACGAACCATTCTTCTTCAGATTCACGGACCAGTGATTCTGATCCGTCATACTCATGTATGCGGAACTTTGCTCCGACCGGTACCCACTCTATCATAAGGTCACTGGCGCCACCATCATAAAAATAGGCATCACCATACTTGGCTTCAAGGTCCGGCAGTGGGCCTTCCTTGCCACCTTCTACCCAAGCAACTACCTCAGGGTCGAACAGCAGGCGCTCACGCAATTCACGGTCAGCCCAAGTAGACCAACCTGCTCCGAAACCCGGCGATACTAATACCGCTACTCGGCCGTCACGGACTACCCGCTCAGCCAAAACATCTAATGAATGTACCATATTACACCAAATCTACTTGAACATCAACATAAACCTGTTCGCCTTGACCATTGTACACCTTCATCCGAGTACCGAACCCTGTAGGACGCTTGCCTTCAGGCAGAAGTTGGTCACAGCCAAGCGAAACCAAAGCACTAGTTACTGCAACTCGCTGGTCATGGAATGCCATATCAAATGCACCCTTAACAGTGGTATAGAAACCAACGCCATTGCAAATCACACGGATTTTACGGCTATTGTCAAGACCAGTGATGTATCGCTTAGTACGCATTTTTTGCTCCGTTATCTAACTGTCTAAGTCTCTATTATATGCCCAAATCCATTTATTGTCAACCGTTTTTCAATGCTAGGAATATTAGTTTGCTAGAACGGGGAACCCACTTTTTAGCGTCGGGACCACATGCACTATAGGATCCGCGCATGACATTACATGAACTATTGAAGCCAGGGGTAGTCTTACCAAATACAGGATCGTACTTTTCTTCATTCCAAGATTCGGGAATAGTACACTCAAAAAAGTGACTGGCCCGAGTAAGACGGCTAAACCAGGTAGCTTTGGCGTTTTTACAATCTTTACACTTTAGTTCTTTATTGTACGGAATCTTCGACATTTTCAACTTCCAAAATCTGTTGCGAAAAAACAACACCGCCGTATGCTTGTTGGTAGCACAGGGCGGTTGCTTCAATGTAGAAAGTGTAGATACGACCTTGGGGAGTAACCAGTGTGTAGTTCATACAGTTCCTTACTAAAAACTTAGTTTAGCACAGGAACCATTTATTGTCAATAAAAAACCCGCACTAGGCGGGTTTTGTGTTAGTGTGTGATTAGTTATTTTTTGTTGAATGACCAAAATATAACTGCTAATGCGATCAAGCCTACAAGACCCTTCTCACCTAGAGCACCAACAAACTTAGTAATTGCACCAACTACATCGATGCCTAAGAAAGGTACGCCTGCGCCGAATAGAATTTGTAGAACAACGCCTACGGCAATCAGTTTGATTCCTAAATTCATTACATGACTTAAGAAATCTCCCGCCATGCCAAATGCTTTGCTAACATGTTCCATATTTTTTGTTTCCTTTCACAAACTAGTATTTACCATATATTGGCACACTATTAAGTGTAAGGACTTTACTCAATAACATTACATATTACCATTTACCTATAGGACATTTCGTGTTTTTCATGGCTTTTTTAGCTAACATGAAACAACCACATTTATCACAAACATCAATAATTTGTCTGTAATGTTCACATTGACTGCACAACTTACTTCTCAACTTAATGGTCTCCGGCGGAGCTTTTAAATTGAATGGTCGCAATCTAAGTGGCATTTAAACAACCTGCCAATTTCCTAATTGATAATACTGAAGGTCATCACGAACCTTAGGCATATAGTATGCCTCTATGGAAATAAATTGTTTATCAAATTCTTTTTCCCATAGATGCTGTAATGGATTTTTTAAATCCAAGACCATGACAACTAAATCATTATCAGGTGTGTGCATCCAATATTCATGATACTTCATGCGCTTAGTATTCTTACTTAGTTTCCGTATAGGAAAAAGTTTTTTCACTGATCTAGGTTTTCCTTGAACTCGTTGTTCGTTTAATTCATGATTAAAATCTCTTTTAAGATCATCAAAATCTATATCATATTCGTAAAATTCAGGTAAACGATAAATCATTGGCAATAATTTTTCTTGCACAATTTTACTATTGCCATTAACATATTCGCACAAATCTTTTCTAAACATTGTAAGAGACTTACTTTTTAGTGTCAGCATAAGAAATTTCTTTTGATAAAAGTCACGAATTTCTTCTGCCTTTATCCTATCATCAGAGGTTACACATTTGTACAAATCCTGATCTGTAAGTGAGGAAATGTTAATATAACCTATTAATTTTCCTGCATCTTTTTCTTTGCGTAGCCTATACCAAGCTACGCTTAGTGCTAGAAAATCTTCTTCGCTTTCATAAACTTCATATTTTTTAATATGCCCTGAAGGTGTAATTTGTTTAAGTAAATCACCTATATTTCCATTGATACTATTTAAATTTAAACCTTGTGAACTAGTAGTCATTACCGATCCCAAATTCAAACCTGCACTATTTTGTTGGCCTGCACCTGCAATAGCACCTTGTGTTTTAATATTATATACATTACCCAATTGAAATGTCCTCCATGCCGGCTGTTCGTAATCTTACAATATGTCCCATCTGCCATTGTTTGGCTTCAAGACCTTTCATAATGCCTAACCAACGATTGCGTAGTAGTGCTACTTCATTGATAATGGTTTCAAAGTCAATGACTTCATCTTCACCATCAACATACTTTTCAGCATCACGGCTAGTCAATGCTCTATTATACGCTTCTAAATATTTTTGAAAATGTTTTCGGCGAATTTGCCTTAATTTAATGTTGAGGTAGTTTAATACAGCCTCAATTTCTTGAAGCTGATTAAATCTATGTTCAGTTACACCAGGCAAATTGGCAATGTTCTTTTCTACATTGCCATAAATTTTTACTTCTTTTTTTGCCTCTGATAATTCAGATTCATAATGTGTGATGAAGTCTGGTATCACAGAAAGGTTCTGTGATATTTTTGTGTACCAATTCATTGATCACCATTCTTCATCTTCATCTTCATCAAATTCTTCGTATTCTTCCTCGGTATCATTTTGCTCTTTGAAAAATTTCAGTGCGTTACCAATGTCTTTATCACCGCGAAACGATTCTTTAATTTCATCGGCATCATAGCCTGCATCAATTAATAGATTGACAAGAGTATCTGCCGCATCTTTTCTTTCTGATAAATCAACATGAGACCTTAAGGCATCCCATACCTCTGATGCCATATTCAAACACGATATACTCATTCTGTAACTTCCTCCTCAGTAGTTACAGTACTTAGTTTATTTTGATTTTTTTTCTGGTATTCAACCATTACCTTATCCAAGCAGCCATCGTCATTTGATTCCCAACCCTTACGGAAGAACTTGAGAACTTCACCGTCATCGGTAGTATATGATAAACGATTACCTTCTTTAGTTAACAAGCCTGCTTTCTCAAACAAATCAAGCAAGCCACTGTATGGGTTCATGCCAGTCTCGTAAGGAATTTTAACCTGCACACTTTCGAAGGGCTTTGCGTAACGTGTTTTCATTACCTTACAAGCACTACGAATACCGCGAACTTCGCTGACCTTGTTGCCGTCATCATCCTCTTTGAGTTTTAGTTTCTTCATGGCGACAACAATACTACTTGCATAGATAAAGCCCTGACCACCTGAAATTTTATCGTCAGGGTCAAACATGTCTTGTGAAGCATAAGTGTGATTAGTTGCGACTAGACCAACATTGTGACTGCCGAACATGTTAACACAGTTACGAACAAGACTTGTAAGTGCCTTAGGCTTACGACCCATATCACCCTTCATGTCACCTGCTTCAAACTGATTGACATCAGTTGGTGTTAACAACATACCAAGGCTGTCAATAATAAAAAGAACTTTAGGCTTATCCTCTGCAGGAAGAGCCTTGTAACTTTTCATAAACTCACTAATTGTCTTAGCAACATCATCAATCATTGCCATATTGAGTTTCAATAACTTATCTTCGCTGGTGTCAACACCAAGTGCCTTCAACCAATCTTCGTCCAATGCATTTTCTGAATCAACCAAGACAACAAAGATGCCTTGTTGTTGTGCGTGTCGGACGAGGTTGCCTGAACAGATATATGATTTTCCTGATCCACTCTCTCCGGCAAAGACAGTAACTTTGCCAAGAGGTACGCCTTTATTAAAATCACCACTAATGAGATAATTGAGGGCATGATTGCCGGTACTAACCCAGTCAGTTGGGTCATTAAATCCGATACTAAGTCCTTCAATGGATTTGGTGATATCTTTTCTAAATTTACTAACATCAAATGGTTTTCCCATGTTTACTCCAATTCCAGTGAGTTATATTCTTTAACCAGTGCTAGCAATTCTTCTTCTGTATTACAAATAATTTTAGCACCTTTCCATTCTTCTTTGCTATCTCGTCCATTAACCTCAAACATCCAACCGTTGTCATAACGATAGACGGAAAAGGAATCATTGACTTTAGCCAATTTTTCTAGTTTCATAAAATTCTCCTTATTATTTTTGTGCGTTTAGATACAGTCTATCAGCAAAGGGAATTTTGTCAAGAAATTCTGGACAGTTATCAGCGATTCGCTCTAGTTCATAATCACTAGGATAATGTCTCAACACTCCTCTTGCTCTGTCTCTGACTAATGCTGGAACTCTAGGAGTTCTTCCAGGATCACAAAGTTCTTCAAGCAATTTTTTTCCTTGCTTTAATGCACGGTATCTTTCGTCTGGTAGCGTCATGGTTTTCTCCTTAGGCAGGGAGCAAAGCTCCCCACTTAATTTACGCAGACTTGTTTTGTCTAGCACGGATCATTGCTAGAATGTCCTGTGCTTTATCACTTGAGGTTGTCTTTGGAACCTGTACAGGTTGTGAACTTGTTTGAGATTCATCATCGGCATCCCAAGGGGGTGTGCTTTCTGCTACGGGCTTCTTCGCGGGTGTGCTGGTATCAGCAGTCACAGTAGGTTCAGCCGCGGTCGAGCCTGCAGGTGCATCCAACCCATACGGACGATAGTAATTACCCCAGCGTTCGTTATCATAAGGTTTGCCTTCAACACTTGCTTCAAACATTTCCTTAATAATTTTCAATTCTGCCTCAGTAGGCTTCTTGGGCAAAAAGTCAGTAAGATTAAACAATCCATGACTTTCAAGTGCGGCTTGTTCAGCCTCAGTCAATGCACTTTCTTTGCGGGCCCAATTACTAGTTGAATAATCAGCATAACCGCCCTTGCTGGTCTTCTTAACATTAAAGTCAAGACCACGCATATAATCAGTTGGCAATTCTTCCATTTCAGGATCCATCAAGCTAGATTTGATGATTGCAAAGATTTGCGGACTGATTACAAATCTGCGAATAGGGTTCGCAGGAGTCTTGTCATCTCCTAGAGGATTTTGACGAACAAAACCTTGGAACAAATAACTACGCTTCTTCCAGTACTTGTTAGCCATTTCCTTCAATGTCTCGTCCTTATACCAAGGACGAACCTCTGCAAGAATAGGACAATTATCTCCATACATTTCTACACATGGAACTTGAACTTGGACTTGCTTGACATTAGGATCGCCCTTAACGCCGTTGAATGGAAGTTTAATAATTTGACGCTCTACCCAAAAGAATGTATTAGAACTATTTGCATCCGGCAAAAAACGAATGGTCGCTGTAGTACCTTCGTCCATGTTCCAGTGGGGATAGATTGCGTTATCAGATGTAGCGCCTGCTGCGCCTTTTTGTTGTTTGTTTTCTTGTGCCGCGATACGGGCACGAATTTCTGCTAATGATGCCATGATATTTTTCCTTATAAAATTGAGATGGTCTCGTTTTAATATTCGCCGCCTCACCATGAAACGACTAACACGATGATGAAGTATAGCAGTACAACATCACCCTGTCAATAGTATTTATTCCAGATGTGGGAAACCGCAGATTTTTCTGCGGTTTTTGGGAGAATTACTTTCTAATAATTCTTAGTATGGCATCGAGGTCTTCTTGACCCTCTTTCACATCTTTCTTGTGAGCCTTATCCATTGACTTGTTCAATACCTTTTCAGCATCTTTCTCAGCGTCTTTGGCTTTGCTTGGTGTAGCCTTACTGCCTTTAGCATACGGATCTCCCGAACTCTCACCGCCTCTATCGCTAGAAGGTTGTGATTTATCCATTTCACTTAACTCTACACTTTCATTTGCGCCAACAAGTTTACCAATGTTATTGTTTTTAACTTTCTCAGTTGGGCCTAATTGTCCTACACGCTTTTGGTTAGCATCAAGTCCTTCTTCAACATCCTCTGTAGCACTTTTACCTGACAAATTGTAGCGTGACTTGATTGTGTTTTTCATGTAATCGCTGTCTTGTTTATACATCTTGCCTGCTTTTGTAATTCTGTCTACAGGTTTTTTCCAACCTAGTGGATCACTGCGTTGAATTTCATGTCTAGGGAAGTGCATTTTATATGCACCTGAAGATACTTGGTCAGCAATTTTGCTACCAAATTCTTTTCCTATCATTGCGAGAACTTCTTCGGGTTCTTCAATGTCACGGTCGTAATAATCGCTTGGATCGGTAGCGTCACGGAATAACTCTATCAAATCGTATAATCTGCGTTTGCGGACATCATCCAAACCTTCTTCCATTTCAACTTCATCTAACTTGTCATACTTAGCACGAATACTTGCCATCTTTTCTTTGCTAGCACCATCACGACCTGCTTTGCGTAATGCGTCCATACCGTCTTTACCATACTTCTTATTACCTAAGTATGCTTGTAGTCCGCTTTCTTCAACTTCTTCTTCATCAATTTGATCCAGGCGTTTAGCTAATGCTGCTAATCCTTCTTTACCACTGATGTTACGCTCTTTAGCTTTTTCTAAATCTTGTGTAGTTGTTTTCCAATCAGGATCGCCACTTTGTTTACGCATGAATGCTGGTACCTGTGACTTTTTATGTGCAGCTTCGGCATCTTCTGACTCATCCATATCTAAAGCCTTCATTCGCTTTAGTTCTGTTTGCTGATTGTGTGCTAAAGTTTCAGCACCCGGAGCCTCTAATAAACCTTCTGCCCACTCTTCCAATTCTTTAACTTCTTTCATTTCTCCAAGATTTTTACTTAACTTATTAAGAATTGGAATAACGCTTTCAATTCTTGGATCTAATGTTTCTTGCACAAATAATTCATTAAGTGTAGATTCATCACCTTCATTTTCCATTAATGTAGGTGTCCAACTTTCAAAGTATGCAGTGTATCCACGATGTCCGCGCATTCTACCTAATGATTCACGCAAACTTGTATAATGATTTAGCCCTGCTTCAACTAATCTTTGTGCAGATTCATTAAATTGATTACCGCGAACAGCACGAACAAATCCAGCCATTTTAGTATATTCTTCGCACAAGGATTTAATATGATTCCAACGTTCATCATTTGGGACACCGCCTTCAGCTAAATGTCTTGCGTAAATTTGTGCAATACCAGGCTTAACTGTTGGCGCAAGAATTCTTTCGCCTTGGGTATTTTCTAAGAAAATTTTTGCAACATTACGATAACGCTGTTCACCTTCTTGAATTTGTCGAGTGTGCTGTAATATAATTTTTACAGTTGGAATATTGTCATTATAACTTGCAGACTTACCCATTGGGTAATATCCCTCTGCGATTTGTTCTTTCTTTTTCATATAAGTCCTTTGCGCCATATCGCTATCTATTTTTTCTTTTGGTTCTAAAGCAAAACTTAATTGCTTATTTAAAGACCATTTTTTCAAAAATTTTAGTAGTCCATACCAACTATCATCAATTTCAGCACCTGGAGTTTTTGATTGTGCTTTGCTTGCAATCGATTGGTCATAATAAACTGTTAATTTTTCAGCACCATCGATGGTTACCCAAACATCATCAATTTCCTTATTGTCCTGTTTAAATGTAAATTTAAAAACATCCGCTTCTTCTGGGGCGACAGTTTTGCCCGCATTATTTACATCGCTATCTCTAGGAATAGGATTATAACCCCTAGAATTTAGCAGGTCATATAATTTTCTGTTTAATGAGTCAGTTTGAATTGGCATAGTGTATTTATCAGTTTATCACAGCAAAGAAGGGTAAAGGTTGTATCATTTCATCATGGTCACGAATTTGTTCTTCTAAAGTCAAATGATATTCTGATAATTCCTGTAACATCCTTACTGTTAATAAACTGGCCATTACTAAATCGTCAGTGTTTCCTGTTTTTGCAGCATAACTTCCAGCGTTTGCTACAAATGTTTTAAGTTCAGATACTAAGGATTTGCTGTGAATCCTCATTTTTTTACTTTCAATGAGGCTTTTTAATTTGGCGCAGGCTGTAATTTTTACCTTTTGTGTAGTGTTAAATCCGCGGCGTTTTTTTCCTCGTTCACTTAAGAAAATACCCGGGATATTACTTTCTCCGTATTCATTTAGCGATACTAATGCTGCTTCTCCAATGCTATTATTTTCAATACTATAATAGATATTATTAGGCTCACCGGTGCATTCTTCAATGTATTTGTTTATCTGTGCTAATAATTTTACTTGAGTTGGAATATCTGTTTTGTTATGTTTCCATTCCCCTATTTGTGTTGTGCTGTTTGCTTCAAATATTTGTATAGCAGCAGGATCACTGCCTGTACCTAGACTAGGATCTAAACCAACACAATATATACTACCCTTTTCAGGCTTTTTGTACCAGCGTACTTGCCCCATTCGGCTTACAGGTTCTATTCCTTCTAAATCAATTAGTGTAGTAGGTGCAATAAGTGTTTCATCAGCAATAATAAATTCACACCCAATTTCTCGACGGAATCTATCTTCACCTAATTGTGCTTTCATTGATGCTGCCCATTTGTCATCACGACCTGGTTGTTCGCTCCAATGTGCTTTATACGCTTTAAATCCATTTACCCCTAGTTCAGTTTCATTGCCATATGCATCTTCGCATTTGTTTGCTTGTTTCCAAATCAATGCAAACTGATCTTCGTCACTATTAGGTGTACTAGTGATAATAGCTTTACCACCAGTACTTAAAGTAGGCGTAATAGAAGTCCAAAATAATTCAGCAATGGAAGGTCTAACGAATGCAAATTCGTCCAAGTATAACAAGGAAATAGACATACCACGACCTGTATTTTCTGTCGTGGTTGCTGACACGATACGAGAACCATTCTCAAAATCGAGGGACCCTTTATTATAGGTGGTCACGCCTGCTTTAATATGGTCAGGGCAGTTTTCATATGCATAACGAATACGCTGCATTATTTCCTGCGCACCGGTATATTTGTGTGCTGCGATAAGAATCGTACTGTCTGGTACGAACATAGCATACCAAAGTAAATATCCTGCAGCACTAGTTGACTTACCACTTTGTCGAGGCATTAAACTAATACTAAAACGATAATTGTGATAAGTTTCAATTAATCTTCTTTGATACGGATAAGGATGATACACCATGCTACCTCGGGTAGGATGCTGAATCATGAAAAAATTATCCATAAAGTGTAAATAACCCGTGTCAGGATCACAACACTTTATAAAATCATCAAGATCCTTTTGTGTTTTAAATTGTGTTTTTGTATAAGGTGTTTTTACTAAACTAGGTGATCCACTCATACCAGTATTTATGTTATGTTAGGATGCAAATTAGGTAATTTCTTGCCACTCAATACTTGCGTAAACCGTTTGTCCATTACCTGTTGTTGCCATCATAATCACATATTCGTATGGTACCCCTGTAAATGGTTCACGCTCAAGTTGATATTCAAATCCAAATGCTTCTTGTGTCGGAGATCCGCTACTTTGATTAGTGCTATTAATAAATGATTGTTCAGCAATATCACCACTTACTAGTGCAGTAGGTGCTAGATTATATTGTACCGCACTGTCTGCTGCACTGTCTACCCATGTACCACCTGTTGTAATTGCTCGTTTATATATTCGATACTGGAACATGCTTTGTTGTACAGGTACAAGGCTATAGTTGATCGGTACAACTACAGCATCTAACATTGTGCTTTTAAGTCTTATGGCAATGACGGGTTTAAAACTTACATCATTGGGTAATGTTATCGGACTACCTATAACATGTGATGCCGCTCTTGGGTTGCCTGATCCTGTAAGTTGAAATCCACCTTCACTAATCACACTAGAACAAATTTGTCTCATCATGCTTGCAGAACCTGTAGCGCCAGTATTAGTAATTTCATAACGCAATGGTAATGTAGCAGTGGTCATATAGGTTGTGGTATTAATTGAAGTAACTGTACTCGGCGTATTGGCGTGATGAAATGTGTGGCAAGTTATATAAACGCCGTTTATAACAAATCCAACACGAACACTACCTACACCTAACCATTCGATATCACAATACCAAATTTGTACGAGGGCTGGATTCAATGCAATGCCGCTTGGATTGCTAGCACCACCTAATCCAGATAATGTATCACCGTTCCAACTGCTTTGAGGTATTCTATCTTCTACGATGCTACCTGAACTGCTACTACGGATAACCATATTAAATGTAGTGCCATCTACTTCAAAATATATACCATTATTAGCGCCAAAATACCCTACACGCTGTCTTAAGTTTGCCTTAGGTGTATTCATGCAGAATGTGCTAAGAATAAGTAAACTCTTACCGGGCTGATATGGAAATGTTTTTGTAGTTTCTCTAATTACACTGTCATTAATATTGGAGCCAACATTTAATTCAAATGTGCTGGAATTTGCACTATAAACAACATTTGCAGTGCCGTCAACATCAGATGCAAATTGTTCATGGTCATAGTACCTTGCTTGTGTGTCGTATAGCGTATATGGATTGCTTACACGCAAACGACCGAATGCATCTGTTGCTTCCGGGGCAAATGCTACACTTGCTGTACCAGTGACAGCAACATTACCCTCAACCATCCAAGGATCAGTGCCTTGTGTAACTTCTACGCTGTTATCAATGTTGACATTACCTGTCACATTTGCATTGACATTTCCCTCAATCATCCATGGATCAGTGCCTTGAAATACAGTGACATTACCTGCATCAATGTTGATGTTGCCACTGACAGGCATAGTTGGGCCTGAAACATCAATGTTTCCTATTGCATCTACAGTAACATTACTTACAATAACATTGCCAGCAATAGTAACATTTCCGCCAACAATACTTGAACGAACATGAACTTGCCCTGTAGTCTCATTTAACTCTAGGGCTTGGGTAATGTTACGAAGATACCAGGGACTTACCTCTGTGGGGGTAGGGACAGCCATAAAAATACTCTCTATATAGAGAGTATTTATCTTTATTTAATATCTAATGGTCGTTGTTTCGTAGCGACCAAACAATAGAATTTCTCTTTGACTTTTTTGATTTCGTCTGTGACTGGATCTTTTATTCCTAGATCAAATTCGATAGCATTAAGTATGTTTACATCAAATCCAGTACGATTTAGTAAAGCCAATAATTGTTGGTCACCCAATATACTATAATGATTTAGATTCCATTCATGTTTGCGTTCACAATTGGGAGCAGGAACCTCAATATAAATTTTACCACCTTGTTTTAATACACGGTTATATTCCATCAAGCTAAAGATTGGGTATGGACTATGTTCTAGTGCATGTCGTAAAAAGATAAAGTCTACACTTTCATCATGATACCCGTCTTTTTGGGGTAAGAAGCTCAAGTCATACTTTTTAATTATATGCCCTTTATCTTCGCATATTTTAATGTCTCCGGGACTTAGTGTGACACCAGTAACATTGGTGTATTCACGCTTTTTCATTTCATCTAAGAAATAACCCGGACCACATCCCAAATCTAATATTTTAGCGTCTTTGGGTAAATTTAATGGGTCTATATATGTAGTAACAACTTGTGTTGTCAATTCTTTGTGAAATTGACTGTCGCCTTCATCATAGATGTGCGCTGTATAAAGCCATTCGTTGTAAAATTTTAGTTTTACTAAATCTAAAGTTGAGTTAATATCAATCATACAAATCCTGTAATATTGATATTACTTATTCTAAAACGCTCTACAGTTATTTTTTTGAGTAGCCTTTAAATGGTTTAACAATACTTTGTGTGTTAGTATCAGGCAACTCTTGGCTTTTCAAATCACCTTTATTTAAATCTTTAAATTCTGTACCGTTAACTGCATATGCCATTTTAAGCATATTGTGTTCTTCTTGTGTGTATGGAGCAGCAATATCGTATCTACCTGCCCAACTTTCATGGTCCATATCAGGTTTAAATGTTCCGTCTGTGGCGGCTGCTGCCATCATTATTCTATTAAGTTCGTAAAGCCTATCAGCTAAAGACTCATCCCGAAACTTATGTAAGCCTCGTGTGGCTAGTCTATGCCTTTTACGCAATTCTATTTTTTTCTTAGCTTCGGATACAAAATCTTTGGCTCTCATTATTTGTATCCTTGAAAAGGTTTTAATATAGATTGAGTAATTGTGTCACTCATTTCTTCGCTTTTTAAAGTTGCAACACTCTTTTTGCCATGTTTTTTAACTTTTGCCAATGCTTTATCAATTACTTGACCTACATTAGGATCAAAAGAAACTATTATTTGATTTTCTCCCCATGCGCTTTCAGGCCTAAACGCAGGTTTATAATTATTTTGTACCCCATCAGCTTGACCTTCTTCACCTCTTACATCAGCAATAGCCACTCCAAATCGATAAAGGTCATAAAAATCCTGATTTTTTAATTCAGGAATTACAAATGCGTTAGGTAATGCAACCGCAGCAGTATCAAGTGCATCATGTACTTGATCAAGTTTCATTTCAGTTATAAACTCTTTGGCTCTCATATTAGCCTTCTGTGCTTATTACAACATTTCCTTCTGTTGATAATAACCCACCCATAGGAGATTCTAACATTAATCCTACACCTGCAACCAATGCTTCATGTGTTATTTGGTATACTATGTAATGATAAATTGTAGCGTTTTTGATTGGATTGACAAGAACTTTTACATTACCTGAACTCACTGTCATATCATAATTACATAATGCATTTCCTTGTGCAGTGGTAGCATATCCTGTAAATGTAACCCCTGCAAGGTTATTTGTAATTGCTGAGGAAAGTGTAACATTTTGCATATCGATTGTACTAGGATCATAACTTCTGATAACAAATGTTCCTTGCGTAAATGCATCAGCATCTATCTCAAAAATGACTTGGTTAGCAGTTAGTCCTGTAGTTGTAGCCTCTGCCGTGCTATAGCCTGTACCAAAAAGTGTAGAAAAGTTATTATTAACTTTTTGAAATGCAACACGAAGGGGATCACCCTCGCCATCATTGGGTGTTGCTCCAATATTAATAATTTCTTGTGCCATATATTATCCTTGATAATATATTTATCTTATAGCCCTAGCCAATTCGTTTTAGGCGGAACGAGTTTGATACCCTCTGCTTTGCATTTTTCTGCAAGAGCTATAGCACCTATTTTAACAGAATTGTCACCAGTTTTAGCAATTTCTCCGACTGCTGCCCAGCAAGCACTCTGTGTTACAGTTTGATCTTTACTTAGTGATTTGGCTGCATCATAATATAATTGGTCTTTATTCGCTGTAGCACATCCTGTAATTAAAAACAATGTAGCTAATAATACGATTTTTTTCATGTGTAATCCTTTAATATACTGCTATTTAATATTTTCATAAAGTTTTTTCTGCTGTGTGTACCAATCTTGCCAACCTTCAACTTTATTAGAACATTCGTAATATAGTGTATAGTTTTGCACAATCGTTTTTAGCAGTTCTGTGATGGCAACCTTGTCACCCTCTACAGTTTTTAAATCTTCGCATTTTTTTAATAATTCAGGTGTTGCATCAGGAAATTTAGGCACAATAGGAACAGGCTGTTTAAAAAACGCACATCCTGATAATGCTAGAATTGGTAGGAGCATAAAAATTCTCATTTTTTATCTCCTTTGTTTTTGTTAAGAGTAGCAGCATTGTTATGAACTTCAAGCAATTCTTTAGGTACTGGGCAATTTTCTACATATTTTATAACTTCTTCTACACGAATTCTTTCAGGACCTTCTATTGTTTTAAGTACTTCTCTATCACGGTACCTATCTACATATCTAACAATAGTATCACCCTTTTCTTTAATTACCTTGCCTTTGTCAGCTAGCGCAGCCTGTAATTCTGTGTTTAATTTTGCAGATTCAGCTTCAGCTTTAGCAACTTTCGCTTCTACTTCTTTAACTCTTAGTTGCCACTCTTTTTCATTAGCGAGGCCACCTTCTAAAAATAAACCAAAACCAAAAGTTAAAAGTGATATAATTTGTATAGGTAATTTATATTTGTTAACCAAAGGTATAAAACCTAATACAAATCCAATTATAATTCCCAATACACCTACAAAAAATATTGTATGTACTATAGTTTCAGAAATGATGTTAAATATCCACATATCATTATTTATCGTAAAACTTCTTTACAGTGGTGGAAATGTACTCAACTTCACTATCTGATAGTTCGGGATATATAGGCAAACTTAAAAGGCCTTTTGTTAACATGACACTTGTAGAAATTAAATCCGGCTTTTTCTCTGTATATTTTGACACACCCAATTCACTGAGTGCATGTGAATAATGAATTTTAGTTTCTATTTTTTGATTCTGTAAATATGTTTGTAAGGAATCTCTATTATCTGTGTAAATTGCAAATTTTTGATCTGCATGAACTGTAAAATCTCTACTTAAGCACCGTATTGGTAAATTTTTAAACTGTTCCAAATAATAATAACGAATTTGTTTACGACGCCATTGCCAGTCATTTATATATTTTGATCTCACTAATACATGCGAACAATCTAATTCACTCATTCGGCTATTAGTACCGGAGCTAGCATGTGATCCTGGTTTACCATTACTTCGATAATTTGTTGCAAATTCATATAGTTCCATATCATTTGTAAGTATTGCCCCGCCGTTGCCGCTTGCAGGCAAATTTTTAGTTGGGTCAAAACTTATTGCCATACCCAAGCCTATGCTATTTTTATCAGCAATTAACCAATGCTGTGCTCCATCTATAATATGACTTGAATTTGCTTCATAAGTTTTAGCCCCGCAAAATCCTACTTGCACTACATTATGTAAAAATGGCAACTTTTTTATAACAGCTTCATCAATTAGTCCATTTTTATCTGTTTCAACTAATTCAATCTGAAAGCCAGCATTTATAAAAGCATTAAGGGTAGCAGGATATGTAATATTAGGTATATACACATAAGGATGTAATTCCTCAGTGACAATTAACCATTGCTGTTTTGTAAACTGTGCGATTATTTCTAGTGCTTGTGTTCCGCTATGTACAGTGATAGCGTATGATGATCCTGTTTGTAATGCTAACCAAGTTTCCAGTTTTGAAGTAAACGGGCCGTTCATTAGGTTACCAGAGTGTAAAACCTGATCGGTAGCATCTAATAACTCATCTTTTAAATTCTTATATTGTTTAGCAAGGCCGAAAAACGGTATCATGTTCTATTTAACATTTCAAACAGTTCAGGATTTACATTTTTTAAAAAATGCTGTCTGTGATTATCCAAAATGTTGTTCATCTGTTTAAATTTTTTGATTTGAACTTCATCAAAATTATCTTCTAAACACAAAGTCTTTATTCCTTTTAGTTTCTCTTTAAAAACTAAGTTTTGATATTTGCACTTTGTATTATACCAAGTTTCAATTGATTCCCAACACTTTAATTTAAACTCTTTGGGTAATATTTTTATATTAAAATGTTCGGGTAGTTGTAAAAGTATGGGATCAATTTTGATAACAGTTTTATTATATTGTCTGTTATAGCTTTCACAATATTCAAATAAATCAACAAGTTTGTTTAGATTGCCAACTTGTATGACCGGAGTGATAATAATATTATATTTTTGTTTTTTTACAACGGTTTCAATATTTTCGTGAATTGTTTTCCAGTTACTGGGATATCGTAACCATTCTTGAATGTCTGTGTAGCCATCGATGCTTGCAAAAAAAGTTATGCTTGAAAAATTATCTAACAAATCAAAAAACTGTTTATTTAATGCAGTCATATTTGAATTAAACTTTATGTTAATATTCGTTTTTTTATTTTCAATTAACTTTTCTAAAAATCTTTTATTATTTTCGTTTAATGTAGGTTCTCCGCCAGTAAGATATAAAACTTTTATGTTTTCAATTTGATTATTTAAATTGTTATTGAATATATCTGTAGAATACCAATTGTTAATATCATCATTAACGGTATCAGTTGACCAAAAACTATTTAAGATACTGTCACTAATTTGTTTTGTTTCCTTGGCAATTTGACTGCTTGCAGTTGGGTTACAACTTCTGCAACTTAAATTACACAAATTACCGAATCGCAAATCAAAATATTGTATTCTAATATTTGCTTGCGTTGGTTTATAATCAAATATTTTAAAATTCGAATAGGTTAACCTATGACTACTATTTGAATTTTTTTCTTGTTCGTAACACCTGGTACATCCTTGTACAGGTTCCCCATTTAACATTTTTTGTCTAATGTTAATAAAACATTTACTATTATAAATATCCTGAATGTTATCGTAACCTAAATTAAATTTAGTACCATCATCTTTTGTTATAAAATCTGTAGATACACAACAGGGTTTAACAGAACCATCAGGGTCAACACTAATGTTTACCCATGGTAATGTACAAAAAGTTTTGTTCATAGTTTACTAGTCCAATATGGACTAGTATTTAACCATTCATAGTATTTTTGAAAACCTTCTTCAACATCAACCTGCGGATTGTAATCAAAATCCTGTCTTGCAGCATTAATATTAAGTGCTCCGCGACTAGGAAAATCTAAATCTCTATCTTTTACTTCTATGCTACCTTTACCAACTATTTTAACTGCTAATTCAGCCGCATACAATAAGGTTCGACTATGTGATTTAGTGATGTTATATGTTTTGTTAACTGTGTTTTCACTTAGGCTGGCTGCAACGATTCCGTCTGCGGCATCTTCAACATAGGTGAAGTCGAGGGTTTCATTTGCTCCATTAACCTTGAGCACTCCGCCGCGCATCGCAGTGAGCATGAATTTTGCAATAACTCTATCTTCCACGTCAAGCGGGCCGTATACAGCACTAGGACGAATGATAACATGATCAAAACAGCCTCTGCGGCTGTAATCTTTAAGAAGGCTTTCTCCGGCGAGTTTGAGTATTCCATATTGTCCTTGTGGTTTGCAATCATAATCTTCTGTTACATCGTCAGTAAAGTCACCATAAACCATACTTGAACTAATATAAACAAAACGCTTTACATTAAATCTTTTACTAAATTCTAATAAATTAATTAGGCCCTCACTCATGACCCGACTACCTAATATTGGATTAGCATTTACTACTTTTTGTCTAGGAAAACTTGCCAAATGGATCACTGTATCAAATTTTTGTCCTGCAAATAGCCACTCTAAATTTCTGTAATCACAAATATCAAATTTATAAACGAAAGGTGTTTTAATCTTTTTCTTTCGTTCATTCGTTAGATAGGTTATTTCATCCTGAGGTATGATACCATAATTTGTTTGTGAATCTATTATTGCCACTTGATGTCCTAACTTTTCAAGTTTGGCAACTACATGATGGCCTATCAAACCTAAACCACCTGTTACTAATATTTTACTCATATTTTAATTTCCAATATGTATAATCTTCTGGTCTTAATGTTGCTCTTATAATTACTTCATGTCCATAAAAATCTGGGTTCGGAATCAAGTTCCAAACAGGTTGCTCTATAGAATTTTTCATCACCCATTGACCTATTTCACTTTTTTCCCATTGGTATAATGGTTCGGCTACATAAAGTTCAGGATCTTCTACATCACTCATACGAAACTTGTGTACAATTACATTTATTGCATTCATACTGCCATTTTAGCCTTTATTTGTCCATGACTCTGATAATTGTCTAATACCATATCTTCCATTTTAAATTCAAAAATATTTGTTTTAGTTGCATTTAGATACAGTGTAGGTAATGGATATTCATTTCTCGTCAACTGTTCTTTTACTTGTTCAACATGATCTTTATAGATATGTGTGTCACCGGTACTAATAATTAATTCGCCAACTTTAAAATCACAATGATGTGCTATTAAATAAGTGAGTAACGCATAGCTAGCAATGTTAAAAGGTAAGCCAAGAAAAACATCCACACTACGCTGGTACATATGACAAGATAATTCTTTATTTTTGTTAACATAAAACTGACTCATAACATGACATGGGGGAAGAGCCATATCATCCATTTCTGATACATTCCAAGCACTTAATATATGCCGGCGGCCGTTCGGATCTTTTTGTAATCCTTGTAAGAGATTTTGAAGTTGGTCAACTTCCGTCTTGTCAACTGCGAGCCTTTGGCCACCTTTATGCGCCGGCCCAAAGTCCAATTCTTCCGTGTATTTGTTCCAGTGGCGCCATTGAACTCCGTAAACACGACCCAAGTCACCCTCGTATTTCGCCTTAGACCTCCAATACGGAGCAAGCGCATTGGGACTCCAGATTGTAACCGTACCGTCTTTCGACCCGTGCGTAATTTCCGCAAGTCGCCTCTCGTCTCCGCTACCTTCAATAAACCATAGTAACTCGCCACAGACAGCTTTCCAAGCCAGTTTCTTAGTGGTGATGGCAGGGAATCCTGTACGCAAATCAAAGCGAAGATGACGCCCAAAAACACTATAGGTGCCAATGCCAGTTCTATCATCTTTTATTTCTCCGTTATCTAATATGTCTTGTAGTAGGTCGTGATACTGTTTCATTTTTTATTATAAATTTGGTAATAGTGGTCAATATGTTGAATTGATGATTCTAAAATAAAATCTTTTTCTAATTTTAACAAATCAATATAAGTATCGCAAGTATATTTGGCAAATGTTTTAGTTAAATGAATTGTTGTAATATATTGCCAAGCACTTTCAATGAGTTTTGCACCGCCTATTAAACATGCATTTTCATTAAAACTGTTTAAAGTGCTTAAGTTTGTAATCGCATAAACTTTTTCATGATTGACTTGATAAGGTAAACTAAAAGGATTTGAAGTTACAACAAAATTTGTGCGATTAGGTAAAGGTTTTTTTGGTAAACTTTCCCATGTATTACGACCCATTACAACAATCTTATCTTCTGTTAAAGATTTAAATCTTGGCAAATCGCCCTCGATTTTACTCCAGGGCAATTTGTTTTTATAACCGATACCTCCTTCAGAGTCACAGGCTAAAATTAATTTCATAGACCGCCTAATAGTCTATCTGTTTCTGGTTGTACAGTTTCTGCAATATTTTGAACATTCAAAACAAACTCAACACTTGCTATTTCATCGTCAAGTTCGTGCAGTTTACGACCAACTGCTTCCTCTATTTGTTCGGGATCCAATCCTTGATTTAAAAACCGTTCAATGTTAATAGTTGTCTGTCTTTTGCCATGCAATTTTACCACTATCTTTTTAATAAATTGAACTGGTATTTTTTGTTTTTCAACATCTTCAAGTATATGTTCCCATTTTTTGATGAAGTCTGGAGACATTATGCAACTACTTTAGTTCTTACTTTCTTTGTCTTTGCCACTGTTTTCTTTTCAATCACAGGTTTTACAGGATCTAAAGTTGCAGCTTCTTTTAAAAGTCTTTCAGCTTCAGCCATCAATCCCTTCGCTTCAGCATTCATTTTTAATGCCTGTTGTCTAAGGTTGTTTGCAATTTGACTATCACCCATAGCATCGCCTGTTGACGCAACAACAGGTTGATTATTTTGTTGGTTTCCGCGCATTCTTCGAACCACATCTTGTGGATCCTGCATGCCTAAAGATTTATCAATTTCTGCTAATTTTTTAACTGCCTCATCTCCCAATTTCATTTCATCTAAAATTTTGTTTAATTCATTTAATTTAATTTTAGTATTAGGTTGAGGTGTCATTACAATAAGTTCTGTATTGACCTTCTTTAACATACCTTCCACATGTAAGACCTGCAAAATAGGTCTGCCATCTTTAGTAAAGGACCTGTTAAGAGCTTCAGCTAAATGCTCACTAGTTTGTCCTATATCACTTTCAATGCAACGCATCATGGGATCGTGTATATTTTGACCCAAAAGTTCAGTATAGGTCACTAAGCACATATGTGGTTCACCCGGGACCTCTCTGAAAATAACTGCGACTTTTCGGTCACCATGTTTTCCTACATGTCTTAAAAAACTCATAATAGTTCTCCTTATATCATACTTATTTAATGTGTATGATTGCATCAAAAATAATTATTTAAGACCATCGTAGTTCATATAATACCGCCTCTTGTGGATCTTCAAATGCAGGTACAGTATTGGTTGTCATAAATGATAGCACAAGTTCATCAGAAGGATCGCTTGCCTTCGTTTCAATAGCAAACCTACCACTAAGATTACTTAAAATCCAATGGTAACTATCATTTGTTAATACAGTTTTTGCCGCAACAAAATGTTTTGGAACAAAAGATAGTTCCCGTTTAAGAAAATATTGCAATGGATTTATTTCATATTTCATTTTGTAAGTGCATTCAATACTCTATACTTTTCATAAGCCTCAATTACAGCAGGATTGTCATTTAGTCCAATTGGGTTGACCTCCATCCATAATGCCGCACGACTCATTTCAGGATGAATAAACCCAGATCCATGTTCATACATTCTAGGCTGGTGTAACTTACCTGCTAAATATAACCTTGCTGCCAATTCTTTTACTTTATCTAGGTCAGTATCGCTTTCTTCAAAAGAATAATTTTTTGACATAGTGGCATAGGGGTTGCCCTCTAAATAGTAATTTTCAGCAACCCGCAATACAGATTCTAAATTGCGACAATCGGTTCTAGTGATAATTAATAAAATGTCATCCTCGGACACTTCACCTGCAATGATGGATTTAAGACAACCACCAAAACTAGTTCCAATGAGCATCATACAATCATCTTTCTTTGATGTTTTTCATAATCACTGTATACTTTATATCCGTT